TGAGAAAGATACACGTAAATATATATATTTATTGCTTTATTAAAAAAATCGTCATTAAATGAGTTCCTCGATCCTCTTAATATTATAAAGTAATTATATCGAAACGTGCAGGAAAGGATATAATCATATATAAGTAAAGAGAATCGAGGTATATGATTAATGGAATGTCTATATCCTAGACATCATTTATTGTGATAAAAAATTACACTAAATAGAATACTATTGATAGTGTATCTAGTTTGCATGTAGATAAAAGTACTGCAGATATAAGTCTGTTCTTTTTATCTTCTGTACAATCTAGATCTTTAAACATATGTTTACCTAGTACGGCCATTTGCTTTTGTCTGAATTTAAGAGCATTCTTCTTAAAGTCATCTGCTATACCAGTTGTATTTTCAAGCATCTTTTCTAGTCCTTGTCCGATAAAGATATCTGTAAACTTTATAAGATCGAATAGTTGTTGCTTATCTTCTGCTGTAAATCTAGATGATTCTGGAGCAGTTCCATTTACTACGTTCATAAGTTTCTTGCTGATTTGACTTACTACTAAGTTATCTGCTTCTGGAGCATCGTCGTTAGGTTTAATCGGAATATCCCATTCAAACATCTCAGCCACTTTATACATAGTTCCTATTGCAAGGTTCTTAAAGTATTCTGCTTGTTCTTTCTGTTCATCTAGACTATTTTCAGTAAGTTCTGCTAATTCATCTGTATATGTATTTTCATCTATAGGTTTATCTAACCATTCATCAGTAACTATAGATTCTATATAAGAATGTAGCTTTTGCTTAGTAGTCTCATCATGATTAGCACAGAAATCATCTAGAAGTTCTGTAGTTCCAGCTATCTTTTGTTTTAGCATTACACATAATGCTATCATAAGTTGTACATGTTGGAACATTCTGATATATTTCTTTTCTTTAGCAAAGATTTGAGTCTTAATAGCTTTCATAACTTGATATTCTTTTTGAATATTAGCTCTTCTAGTTTCTAAGTTAGTAAGCTCTATTTGTATAGGACCTAAGATATCTTCTACATCTTTAATATCTTCGTGTTTACCCATAAGTCTTGCTTTAGAAGCGTTAAACTCATTAGTCTTAATCTTAAGGATTTTGTCTACTTCTTCCATTCTATCTTTAAGAACTAATACGTGTTTACTTACGTTATTATGGAATCTGTCCCAGTCGTCTCTAGTCATTTCTATATTATCGTTATTATCTATAAGGATATTTTTAAGAGTACCAAAGGCTCTAAGGATATTCTTCTTTATTTCAGGATATTTAAGACTATCTAGATTATAATCTTTAGTAACTCCTACCATAAGTTCATCTAGGTTGATCATATCTGCTTTGTCTTCTTCTGCTGGAGCTCCTAATACAACAGAAACCATACCTTCTGGTGTTTCTTTTTCAAAGTTTTCTATAGCTTCTTTAGTTTCTGGTTGATTTACTATTAATGGAGCTGTAATAAAATCATTTGATACATCGTCAACTGGTTTGCTAGTATCTACAGCTACTAGTTCTTCTTTAGGATGTTCAGGGTTTTGAAAGAATCCTTGGTCTTGTAATTCATCAAAAGTAGGAGCATTCTCTCCAGCTACACCGTATTCATCGAATTCTGGAACTTTTACTAATTCTTTATCTTCTTCTTTATTTGGTTCAATTATATCTGCTTCTGTATATAATACGTCGTCTTTAGATGTTTCCATCAGTATCACCCTTTTCTTTCGCTTCTTTTGCAAGTTGTTCTCTTTCTGCAAGAGTATTCATTAATAATTCTCCTAAGTTATTACCTATTTGCATAAAGTTTCTATCTCTAGCTTTAAGTAACATAGAAGATGCAATTACATATGGTACTGCAAGTATAAATGTAGATAGTATTCTAGCGGCAGTATATTTACCATATGGAACTTCAAGCTTATCAAATACAGCTCCAATTATGTCCATCAGATATTCTGTAGCAGGTTCTATAACTCCATTTTCATCGTATAAGTCATTTGAAGCTAAGAAAAAGATATGAGCAGTAGCTTCTGGTAGGTTTACAGCAGTAACTATATTACCATTTGCTAGAGGATTATTAGCCTCTTGTCCAGTAGCTATAGTTCCTACAGAGTTTTTATCATTCATATTTACTATTTCTTGATATACTTTCATAAACATATCTCTTCTTCCAGCTACATCTAGTCCAGGAATATCAGATATAACTTCTTGAAGCTTCTTCATAAATACGTCCCCACTCAAGTCTTCATATCCATAATCATCTAGGAAGCTTGTATCTATATCAATAGGAAGAATATTCTTTATATTTTCTTTACATTCTACCACACCTTCTGGATAAATAGCTACAGAAGACATAGGAAATGCCTTAAGTCTCATAATAATTCTTACTGCTTCTTCTAATACCCAGTTAGTATATGCTTCTGTATACGCTTCTGTAACGTCTTGCCAAGTCTTTCCTTCAGGTATAAGTCCATTTTCAGTTAAGAATCTTTCTCTATTCATTCTTTCACTACAAATATTAGCAATAGCATTTACATATAAATCAGTAACTTCTTCTTCTGCATTCTCATTTAAGAATGTATTCATAAGAGTAGTAGCTACTATTGCTGGTATTTTACTTACTTGATAACATGTAAGAGCTACGTCTTTAAAACTCATATCATTAACGTCGAAATCTAATGCTTCAAGAGTCTTAACGTTTTCTTTACTTATATTAATAAAGTTTATAAGCTCATCGTAATCTTCAGAGAATAACTCGTTATCGGCTATATTTCCTACTTTAGTAAGATCAAGTACTCTTAAATTATCATTTCCACTAGCTTGAATTCTTTCTATAGCCTCATTAAGTTTTTCTTGACTCTTATCAAGTTCTGTTGCAAGTTGATCTACATTGAATCTAGCACTTACAAATGTAGCCAAGTTAGCAGTGAATTGGTTTCTTCGGTTACATACGTACATATTTGGTCTCTTATGATTTTCCATTTGTATCTCCTTTTTCATTTGATTTATGATAATTGAATTCTTTATTTCTATTGTGTACTTCCATCCATTCGTTATAGTTTGTAACTCTTACTCTAGTAAGATCTAACAAATCAAATCCCACGTACAAGCTTCCGATAAATACATCAGAAGTAGTTCTAGCTGCTTCTAGTATAGAATCATCATATATACCAGTAATAACGTTATATACTTCATTAAACGCTTTATCATTCAAGTATTCATTGATTCTCTTTTCTGGATCTTCTCTATCTATATATCTATACGCTTCTTTGTAAGCTTCGTATATAAGATCAGTACAAGTTACTGCATATTGGACATATTTTTCTAATAGATCTTTATTTTGTACTACTTTACTTATAACTCTATTAGATTCTTTAAATACTTTTTCTCTAAGAGCATTTATACGCTTCAATACCCAGCTATTTGATCCAGGCATAATTCCATGAACATGTACAGATTGGAATACTCCTAGAGCATCATCTAATAGATTTACGAAATTATGGAAATCATCATCTGTTCTTACATATATAACAGGCTTTAGTGATATTCCACTCATATAATTTATTCTAGCATCTATATTCATATCTGCATTTGCAGTATCACTGAAGTTATTCTTCATATTGAATAGACTTTCTCTTTTAAGCTTCATTCTTTCTATTATTTCTTCATCTTCAGAGCTCATTAAGAAAGTATATCCGTCAAATGAAGTTCTAAGTACGAATTTAGAATCATCGTATGTAAATAATACAGGTTCACTAAGATCTTTACTAAGTCCGTCGTCATCCCATTCACACTCACATCTATCTACTTTTACTTTACCAGCTTCTATAATAGGTAGCATTTTAGCTACAGCTTCCATATCTTCTGCCTTAGATAATACAGTAGGAGGTATGATACCCTTTTCACCATATTCAAGCGGAGCTATTCTAAGACTATTAAGCTTATTATTAACAGCATTAAGATCTATAAGTATTTCATTATAGACATCTACAGCATCTTGATAGTGTACTTTATTATCTAGATCGTGTGCAAGCATTATAATAGGTCTTATAGTTTCTTTCACAGGCTGTCCATTTACGTTCATATTAAATGAGAAACCTTCTGTAGTAAGCTTTTTATAGAAGTCTTCTTGTTCTGAAGTCATTCTTGTAACTAGAATAAGAGGAAGTCCTTTAAAGTTTCTGTTATATTTACTATAAATAAGAAGTCCATTTTCATCTTTAGTCAAGCATACTTGTTTAAGCCATTCTTTAAATATAGCTTCAAATATCTTACTATTATGTGGAGCTATATATCCACCAAGTATAAATGTATGTGCTATATTATCTTTAAACGCTTCTACTTTAGTTTGAGATAGAGCAGAAGTCTTCATTTTAATACCAGCTTCTATTTCTATATCTATTTTATAGTTTCCTACACGCTTTTCTGGTTTAAGCATATACGTAGATGTAATATCGAATCCACTTTCAAGAGATTCTTTCATAACTCTTTCGAAAGCTTCTCTAAATCCTGGTGTATTTCCTACTGTAGTATTTACTGCATTAAGTGCCCAGTTAAATCCATCAAAGTGTTCTGATTTAAGATATTGCTTTTTATCTGCATCGTATATCTTTATAGCATCATCTTTCATAAGAGATGTAGCACTAAATCCGATTACGTCTTTAATAAGAGTTCTTATATTTTTAGGTATTTCTGTTTTATTAAGTTCATTGTACATTAAAAAGTTCTTGGCAGTCAAGGCACCAAGCATAGCAAGCGATGTAGTACCGTCTCTAGACGTGTTATCGTTAAATCCAGCTAGGTATTTTGTTTGTTGTTGTATACTCTTAAGTATAGTAACTCCGTATCTATTACCAAAGTTTATTCTACTAAAGAATGATGCACCGTCTGATGTCTTTACATATTGACAGTTATCTGCTACGAATTCTCCTTCTGCTACGTTATTATAATCAAGTATTACTTCTCCGTAGACTCCGCTATATGGTCCAAATACATCTTTAGCGTGATCTATTATACTGTCTAATACCAGTATTTTAGTATGATTTTCTAAATGAGCAAAGTTAGAGAATAAGTCTACTCCACGTCCGCCTTCAGATTTAAGCTTCTCGATGTACTGTTTTGTTACTTTATTAAACATGCTTATACATTCCTCCTTAAAAATTAAAATAAATGACATCATTCCTTGTCATAATTTTCGCTTAAAAACAATGGTTCTGTCATGATGTTGTTAAGATTTTTTAGACAAATAATATTTCAACATACTTCCTAGTATATTGCGCGGTTATAGTATACTAGAGTATGCATTTATTTTTTGCCAAAATTCTTAGCTTATATTTATGATACTATTTTTAATTAAAAATATTATCGGCAATTGTAATGAAATTTAACGACAAAGGAGGAATTGCATATGTCAATTAGAGGAATGCGTTCTAGTAAAATACCTCAAGTAATGAGAACAGGTCCTCAAAATACACTTCCATTTGCGTCTACAGTCTATACTTTTATAGATAACTCTCTTAAAAGAGAAGAAGAAATAGATGCAGGGAATTATGGTGTATTTCAACCTTTCTTCTCACCTAAAGGTATAACTGGTGAAGCGATCTATGTTGAAGGAAATGATATCCTTAATAAGTTCATAAAACTTAACGGTAAAATGAATACTCTTAAATATGGTCCTATGGGAACTTGGGCACTTGCTGCAGTTCAAAGTGGATTTAACTTAGGATATGTAAACATGAGAACTTCTGATAGTACTTACCCAAATGCTTATGTAGCTCTAGTACTAGATCCAGTTTACAATAAGAAAGCTAATAGTGACGAAGACGATTTATCTAGTCCTAAAAAGCAAAAAATATACTGGTATAAAAATACCGATGCTTCTGAACCAAGCAAACAAGGATATTACTTTGGTTTCGATAAAAAAGAAATCGAAGATCAACTTAAGCCTATAGCTGTAGTTGATAGTGACGTTAAAGAAGCAGAAATTCCTTTATATGAGTTTGGATTTGACGCATGTCATTTAAAAGGACTTACTTTAGACGGAAGTTTTGAAGGAGAACTTGAAAAAGAAGACGACGGACAAAAGCAAAACTTATACGGAGGTAAAAACGTAGCAGGAGTTAAGAAACCTCTTGTAACTGCTAATGAAATAGAAACTCACTTAAACACTCATCCTGATGATACTAAGAAAAAAGCTTATAAAGCTGTATTAGAAGGACTTACAGATGTAAAGTCTATTCAATATCCTATATTTGGACTTTGCTATAGAGGTACAGGAACATATGGAAATAGATTCTATGCAAATATCTATGCTAAATCAGATAGATTATCTAATAGATATCCATATTATACATGTACTATAAGAGAAAATGACGTAAGTGAAGAACATGGTTTCGACTTTACTCCATTCTATTATAGTATAGGAAAGACATTTAACTATAACTTTAGAGATAGAGCTATAGCTACATGTAAAGTTCCATTTACTATTACAAACGAAGTTCAAACTTTCGAAGCTTATTTATTAAGTAGAAAAGTATCAAATGAACTTGAAGGTGTTGTAGCTAAGATTATGACTATTCTTAAGAAGAAAGTAAAAGATGCTATGACTGCTGTAGACGGAGGATTACTTGCAGATGTTGAAGGAGCTGGAGCTGTTGCTTTATCTAAGGCTAACTTCGAATTATTCTTTAAAGGATATGACGATCTAGCTGCTAAATTCAGCAGACCTGTAGTAACTAATCCAAATGTAGATGAAACTCCTTTATCTAACTGGAATATTACTAGACTAGTGGATAAAGTTAGAAATACAGTTACTGGAGAATGGGTAATTACATCTAGACCAGTTCCAGGATTAAGCGTATTATCTTGTCCTGAAAAGCTTCAATTCTTTGGAGGAAGTTTTGGACAACTTCAAGAAGTTCTTGATGATGGTGACTTTGATATGGATGAAGTAATCAATTACAAAGTTCCAGGTACGACTGAAACTCTTAAAAACTATAGAGTTTGGGATGAAATGCTTAAAGATGTATTTGAAGGAAGAGTTGATACTGCTATATATGATGCTGCTCTTATTAAAGACTGTATTGTATTTGGTGACGACTACAGTAACGAACTTCAAAATATTATAGCTGAACTTGTTAGATATAACGAAACTGCTATACATCACGAAAAGACTAGACCAGACTGGACTTTCATCAGAACTCCACAAAACAGAATAAGAACTGCTTCTGAAGCTTTAAACGAATGGGCTTCTTATTTTGAAAAGGATTTAAAGAACTACAACATGCACCCATGTATTGGTTCTTGGATGTTTAACGACCAAACTACTGGAGGACAATCAAGATTCAACTCTTGGTATGAATACTTAGGTAAAGGTGGAAGTTTATATGCATACTTAACAAGCCAAACTGAAGATAGCTTCTCTTCTAAAGATTACAGCTTAATGCTTAATGCATCTGCTGGTACAGGTTTCTGTATTCCTGAAGACGACAATATCAAAACTAAGCTTGCTGAGCAATGTATAATGTACTATACTCTAAGAAGTACTGGATATTATGCTCTTGGTGAAGATTTAGCTTACTTACCTAAATTCTTATCTAATATGAAAAACGTAGGAAGCTGTATTCACTTCAACAGAATATCTAATATAGCTATAAACTTTGCTAGAGATAGACAAATATCTAATCCTACAAGAGAAAACCTAGATAAGATGAAGAAAGAACTTGATAAACTTATCATAGTTCCGTCAAGACATTTCGGAGGAAGAGTAATAACTACAGCCGAAATAAGTACATTGGACGTTGAACAAGAACATCAAGTAGTATTATTCAGAATATCTACAACTGGCCATACTTATAGTAGAAATAACAGAGTAGAACACATCATGAACTCTTCTGATGTGAAGTCTGAAGAATAGAAAGGAGATGAATGAAATATGGCAACACCTGCTAACTTACAATCAGGAGTACTAGCGCAAGAAGTCATAGCTAACGACAGCCTTTATGTTCAGAGCTGGTTGAAGCCTAGTGCTAATGGAAGAAAATCATTGATCTCTTGTGAGTTCCTAGATCACTCAAAAGATAACTTGATTGGACTTACTCAAGTAGATAAATCAATGTTTATTTTACTTCCTACTTACTATCCAGAAATATATACAGACGTTCCTAATGGAGCTATGCTTAATAAGGCTTTTAAGGGATACTGGAACTATATCTGTCAAACTGCTACATCTGTAGACGGAATACAAGATATAAACTTCAATATCCAAAATGCTACTTATAAGACTCAATTCTTTAGTACACCTCTATTTACTACAATAGAACAACCTACTAATGAAATCAGTTTAAGAGTTCCTGCAGAACTTTCTGGATATTTCTTAACTAAACAAACTAGACACTGGATGAACGCTATATCAGACGAACAAACAAGAGTCGCTACATATAACGGACTTAAAGAAGACTTCAACAACTGGTCTCACAGTGCTGGTATGTTATATATTAAACCTAACAAAACTCTTACTAAGTGTGACTACGTTGCATTATGGTTCTTAATGGTGCCAAAAACAGCACAATTATCAAACTTCAATGCTGACGCTACATCACCTCAAATTATAGAAATGAACTTTACATTCCACGCTTCTGTAATAGATGATAGAAATATCAGAGTTAAAGAACTTGGAGAAGAAATGCTTAGAAAATACAAAGCATTTATATGTGAAGATACTGCATTATTTGGTATAAGTGCTAATACTGTACTAGATTCAGTAGAATCATTGAGAAAAGTAAATATGTTAGGAAACTTAACTAGTTTATAGGATGGACGCTCCCTGATAGAAATATTGGGGAGTTTCCATTTTATTACGTCGTAAAAAAAAAGAATACGAGAAGATTATTAGTCCTCTCGTATCTTATATTTATATGGAATCGTATTTAAACATTCCTAGTTTATGTTTAGTGCATATATCTGTAAGATAATTAACTAGTTTAGAGACTTCTTTCATATTAGTTAATTCCTTATATACGATCATAGTGTTTATTGCTACAGAAATATCGTCTATAGAATCAGATTCGTATATAGCATTAAGGGCTCTCCATACATAGTCTCTTGCATAGTGTAATGCCATAGATGTAGTTATAAACTCGTTATATATCTTATCTAAGTTATCATAATTAGCAATATATTCTCCAATACCTCCATTAATTCCATTATTATCTAGAAATTTAGGAAGTAGCTTTATAGTAGATTCACTCATACCTAGTAAACGCAGATCATTTATAAAGTCAGTCCATATACTATCAATATACTTTGGTTTATCTATTATAATTTTACTATTGTATCTATACAGAATATCATTATACTTATCTAAGTATTCTTTCATATTATCTATCATAACGTACTCCTTTACTCTCCAAATAGTGTATCGTATTCAGTTTGAGCGTTTTCTATAGCTTCTTCTAGAGTCTTTAACTGCTCTTTATGTATCTTTAGATCGTGATTCAATACGTCTAATCTTTTCTTCATATTCATTTTACATAATTCGCATATACTATTATATGACTTTCTAGCTAGGTCATCCATAGGTTCATCCTTCAATACTTGAATTATAGGGAAGGGAAGTTCAGTAAAATTATAGAACTTTTCAAATATATACGCTGCATATGGAATATTCTTTGGAGATACTATAGTTCCTTCCATATCTAACACTATAACTACATCGTTTTTATATCTTTTTACTAATTCCTCACAGTAAAGATCTTGATGTATAATTTCTCCACTTGTAGATTGAGCTTCGATAACGTAATCGATTACTTCATTCCTAGCCAACTTTAATTCACCAGCAATCCAATCCATACATATAAGTCTGTACTTAACCTCTTTTTCTCTAATCATATTCTATTCCTCCTTTATTATATTAAAACGTATGTAGTACGTTTGTAGTTATTTTATTGCCTTTCTTATTCTTAAGTACTATAAGACCCAGTGTTTGTACTAGGGGACTAAGTAACTGCTCGTATTCAGATACTATATCGTTACTTATTATAGCTCCATCATAAATACTCAAGATTTCAGGCATCTTATCCAATTCTGTAGGTATTCCTAGTAAGAGGATCGTTACTATAATAGAACTTATTATACATCTTTAATACATCGTTTTTAACTTCCAGAAAGTTTATTTTATCTGTATAATTTGCTACGGTACTAAATATATCTTGCATATAAGATCTTACTTCTGGTGAAAGAGAAGCGAAGTCTATTTTACTTTCTCCTTTTTTAGATCTTTCTTCTACAGACTTGCACTTATTAGCAAAGGCATATACGTGTAGATCTTGTGCTGTATTATAGAATACATCGTATATATCCTTATGATCATTCTGAATATTATCCAATAGTTCATTAGTAAGCTCTACTTTTACTACTCCAAATACACCAGGTACTTCTATATCTACATCTGGATAAAGAGATTTCCACAGTCTCATAGCCTTAAGTCTGGCTTCTCCATATGCAAGAGTAGAAGGATCCTTGATCTTTACTAGAGATTTACTATTCTTTATAAAGTCAAGAGACGTTATATACTGTTTAAGATCTTCTACGTCTGTCTTCATTATATTAAATAGATCTTTATAATCAAGCTTTGCGTACGGAACTACTATCTTATTTTCTACTATATCTGCCACTTTACCAGCCATATATCTATTAGAATCTGATTTCTTATACTTAACTCCACGAGTTTCCATTTCATTTCTAAGCAGGAAGTCATGAAGTATGCTAGTAAATATATAGTTCTTCTTAAATATAGTAAGCTGACAATCTTCCATCATAAGTTCGCACTCTAAGTCTATCATAGGAATAAACTTTTCATCTACTCCTACATTACGACTATAAAGCTTAAATCCATGTTGAGTTGCACTTATATACCAAGTTGCAGCCAATATAGGAAGAAGTATTTCTCTAAAGTTTTTATCGTCCTTTTTATCTCCTATTATATCTGCAAACTCTTTAAGTAAGTAATCTTTTTCATGCGAAAGTACAGTAACGTTACTATCTGTATCCATCAAAGCTATCTTCTTACGTTGTATATTACGCACAACATATTCCATATTTTCTTGATATACACCATCTATATAGTCTCCATCATAATAATAGAATCCATAACATATATCTATAAGCATATTATTAAGCTTCTTTACTAGCTCTTTAGTAAGTGGATGCTTACTAGGATTACACAAGTGTCCTCCATCTACATCTAGTATAAGGCTATTATTATTAAGTGCTATTTCTATTATCTCTTTTAATACAGAACGTAGCTCTGGTATTTGCAAGCTTTCTAATAGATTATTTTTATAATATAGTACATTACGTTGATTTTGAGTCATGCTATCTATTCTTTGTTTTAATAGACTCATTGCATAGTAATTATCGTAATGTGCTCCTAGAAGGCTTCTAAGGCACATTTCCGTCGTTTTAGGCTCTAAGGTATATAATTGGTTCAATTTATCGCAATCTTCGCTTAAAACGTGCTCTAAGAGCTTTAAATGGGCATTTACGATATAGAACTTAAAGTCTCCTCCATATAGTTCTGTAATACAAGATGATACTCCAATTACATTACGCCCTGCTGTAGTTACAGAGTCTGCAACGTCTATATTATATAGAAAGCTTGCTATATATCCAAATAATCCATATAAAGAGTTTATGAATATCTTAGTACGTTGTTCCATACCTTTATATATAGATGCCTGTATCTTATCTCCAAGATCTGTGTAGTGGTTCTTAAGACGTTTAAACTCTTGTCTGATAGCCATCTTATTAACTATTTCTTTACCTATAACAGATTCTTTCTTATTATACTTCCAGAATAGAACTCCATTCTCTTGAAGTATAAAGTTAAGCTGGCTTATATAAAAGAAATCTGCTGAGAACATATTTGTAGTCTGAAAGTTTACAGAGTTATAGATATCAAGTTCTGTATCTTTACAATACTTATCAAATATATTTTCTGCATCTGTTATCTTTATTCCAAGCTGTTGTGATACTGTATTAGTCCAGTCTGTTTTAAACTTATTCAGATACTTACTCATCTGCTATCTCCTTTAATCTATCTAATGCTTCATCTAACATTTCATTAATATTCTTTGAGTTTATATGTTGTCTGAAGTCAAATAGATTTGTATAGCTTATTACTAGTCCATTAAACTCATTTATAAGCTTAGGTATATTATCGTAATTATCTTTGACTATATCTATAATAACATCATGAAGTCTCTCATTATCAAAATCTTCACCTGTCATTCCATGATCGTGAAATCTCTGCAGTGCTTGCTTTAAAAGAACCATCTCCATCTTTTCATTAGGTCTAGTTTCAGACGACAAGCATTCTTCTAGTGCGGATCTTAATCCATCTTCTGTATAAATTTTATAAATCATTCTAAATCCTCCTTTTAAATTTATTAAATCTGTCTAGTATATATAGTTATTGCTCAAATAAAATGACGTAAAAAAATGCATAGGAGCACTTTCATACCAATCTTATATTATAATATAGTATATTTGAGTTGGAATTATAAAATATAAAATCATTATACAAATTTAGTTTTTAGTTAGGATTAAATATACGATATTTATAAGATTGGTATTACTAGAGCTTCCAGATGACAAACTGCCATCACAGGTGAGATTTCCTGAGTCGTGCATTCTAGAGGTTCGGAGCTAGATATGCACTTTAAGTATTTTATTGGTTCATTTAGTGTATAATTATGAATATTGGTTTCTTACTCTTGTTGATAACACTATATATTTCACACAAATAGAAATAGTTTTCTTTATAATATTTTCATAATTATACAGTAAGAATATATTAATGCTTTTTATATATGAACTTTATAAATATGTATTCGGAATACAAGTATCGTATTATACCATATATTATAATCGTTTCATACTTTATTTAGATACGTCTCTTAGCCTGATGTATTTCTCTGTTGAACATTTAGATAAATAAAAGACTTAACATACGATTTAAGCCTTTATGTTGAAATTGTTGAATATTATTTATACTATTTATTTTATATTTTTTTTCTAAGATATTGACGTTTAACGCTCCCTGGATTATATTATTTATGTGCGTCTACTAAACTAATGTATTACTTTAATTATATTATACAGTATTATACAGAAGTATTGCATTCCGAATAATACTTACAAAGATTTCATAACTTGGTTTACAGAGACGGTTGTTGAGAAAAAGAAGGTTTGTATCTTGATTTTACAACAGGTTCAAACGAATTATAATCGTAATAACGAATCATAAATGATACAAATGTAAGCCATATAATAACTTTCCAAATCTTAATCATATTATTCTTCTTGCTGTTCTTCTTCTTCATCTTCTGATTCTTCTTTTTTCTTCTTACCTTTTGTTCCATCTTCTTCGTCAAGTTCTGATGCAAGTGCAACGTTTTTCTTTTCTTTAGCCTGCTTAATGATATTATCTATCATATCCATTATGATTTGATCATCTCCAGCTATACGTTGAAGCAATAGTTTTTTAGCTTCTTCTACCACTAGAGCATAATCTTCGTTATCGGCATATAGATTATCCATAACTCCACTATAGCTTTCATATAGATCGAATATCTCTTTAGCTTGTTCAGAACGCTTTTGAGTATTAGATCTGTTTATAGGAGGAGCTACCCATTCTACAGTAATATCTTCATAAGAAGGATCTCTAAGTCTAAGTAGTCTTGTAGCTAGCTCAGAAGACGGTCTTATCTTATTAGAACGACATGTAAGTAATTGAAGCATCTTCATTTCATTCATTTCAAATAGATTTCTTGCAAATTCTACGCTTCCGTCTACAGAATTGAATAATGCAGAGTTATATCCTACGATATCTGTAGCTTGTTGTATCCATTGCTGTATACGGTTATCGTCTAGTTCTGGAGCAGGTATTTGTATAGTATTAATACTTACATCTTGTCCAGAATCTGGCTTTTGTTGAAATATCATCTTATGTCCAAGATCATAGTTATTAAGCGTAAGATCTCTAAGTCTTGTACGAGTAATACGCATATCATTAAATTGATCCATAAGAGGATTTGTACCTTCTTCTCCTTGTACTTCAGAAAGTCCTTGTGGAATACTAATAAAGCTCATTCCTTTACTATCTATAAGTAAGTATGCAAGGTAAGATTCGTTTCCTAATATAGCAGCATTAGCAGGTACTAGAGCAAGATTAAATCTGCTTTCTCCAAGTCCTGTTTTACCATTTCTTTTAAATATAAGTTCTTCTGCAGGAATAAATATAATACGAGACAAATTGAATCCATTCTGTCTATCTACAGTACTTGCAGTAGCTGTTTCAGATACTTCGTTTTCTTTAAGTAGTGTTTGTATAGTTTTAAGAGCATCTGGGTTATTCTTTAGGAATTTAGTATCCATATTCTTTTCTACTAGAGGCTTTATAATATCTCCAAATACAAGTCTACCAATAGTTTCTTCTTGTTCTTCTGTTCTTATACCAAAGGCAGTTGTATCAGAAGAAGATACCATATTACTATTCATAAGCTGTCTAAGCCCCATATAGTGTTCTACATCTTGGTGAGTATATTCTATATAAAAGGCTCCTATAAGCTTATTTCCTACAAGTATAGGAATAGTACGAGTATTATCTAGATATTCTATAGATTCTCCAGTAATAGTTTCAAACATCTTCTCTATACGAGCAGAGCTTACGCTTCTTTCTGCTATCTTATTCTCTACATTCTTTCTTACACCAGTGGCTTCGTTAAAGCTTCCAGAGTTCATACTACCAGGATTATCTATAAGATCTATGCCAGAAGCTTCCATTCCAATATTATCTTCTTCTTCGTCGTTATATTCCCATCTATTCATATAAATATCATTGACAGTCATATTATTAAGATTCATACTATCAAAAGCTTCTGTAAATGATTCTATACCATTATCTTGTACATTTGATAGTGCAGTACGCATTTGTTCTGTAACTTCTAATAAAGTAGGTATAGTATAGTTATAAGGTTCATATGTAAAATAACATCCTTTATATATGTTATCATCTGCTAGTACATCTGCAGATTCATTTATATTATATTTAGCAGTATTATATATAGGATATACAGCACTTTCTACAGATCTAGTCAAGAACTTATCTATAGATTCGTCTCTATGGTACATAAACTCATTATATTCAAATAAGTTTCCATCAAAATGTCTTCTGAAAGCTTCTTTAGCATTTAGGAAAGATCCCATTGCAGAAGCTGCTTCATTAGCACTAAGTATCTTTAAACTTGCCTCATCCAGGTTTTCTTTTATATTAGTATTAGCAGTAATATCATATACACCAGGAGGAGTAAAGTTTCTTTCTTTCATATCGTTTTCTATATTCTTTTTAGTTTTCTTAAGCTTTACATTACGTATTACATATTTAAGATAAAGCTCTTTTGCTATCTTTTTATTAGGTATAAGTCTTACTAGACTATAACCGTCCTTCCAACTCGAATAATCTGTCTGCCAGTCTATATCATTAAAAGGTATTCTATTGGTAGCTATTCTATCGTATTCTGTAGGATTAAGTATAGCCTCCATTCTAGCTACTTGCTTTTCATCAGTAATTTCTACCCCTTCTCTATAGAATCTAAAACGCTTTACATTTCCATTTTCAGATCCTCTATAAGATCCATTACACACATCATCTATAAATATAGTAGCAGATTGCTTAAGTACTGGAAGGTTTTCTTCTAAATAGTTATTATATTTAGCTTGAAGTATTTTTCCATATAATCCAGTAGGCATAGAAGATACTATACTACGAAGTCTTTCTTCTAAAGAACTACTGATAATTTCAGACATATTCTGTCTTTTAGCTGTCTTACCAACTAGATTAAATATACTACTATCTGGATTACTCTTTATAGCTGTAACGTTGTCTAGAGTTACTTCTGATGGAGCTAGTCCATCTACAAGTATTCCAGAAAGCTTAAGGTTTTCTCTTTCTAGTTTTCTATTAACTTCGCTTACTTCTTGAAGTTCTTTTAAAGCTTTATCAGCAGCTGATTTAGGTGCTGGTTTATCTGAAGCAGAAGGATTTATTTGCTTAGAAACTCCTAAGAGCTCTTCTTTAGGAATAGGATCAGGTACTTTAACAGGCCCTACTTGAGAAGCGTTGAGAGAACTATTTGTTGCAAGATCTTCATTCTGCGATCTTTTTTTCTTGTTTTTCTTAGCCATGATTACTCCTTTCATTTGTTAATTTGTATACTATATATTGTCTGGAATGGAACTAGGAATAAAAAAAAGAAAGGGAGAACAAAGTCTCCCAATCTATATTTATTCTAAAATACCTAACTCATAGCTTTTGACATACCATCCATTAGGATCTAATCTATGGTTATCTATACAGTCGTATAATCTGTCTCTAAATTGCTTAGAATCCTCAACATTTATAATAAATCTTATAGATTCTACCACATCATTTATTTCAGGATATCTATACTTTATAAACACATTCATAGAATCCATTATAGTTTTCTCGGATATATTAGGTCCAGCTGTCTCTCTTAATAACATTCCAATATGTGCTAAGGTATTTTTATATGGAATATTATCATCAGCATCAGGAACGCTAGAGTAATCACGTAAATATACAGTAAATTCTACCCGATGCTCTACTCTAAGAGGTTGCGGTCTGTCAAAGTTAGTTCTAATTAGTTGACATATGCTAGAGTATAACGCTTTTATCATAAGTACTCAAGTCCTCCATTTCAATACTTTCTATGTAATCATAAAGGCTTTTATTGCTTTCTATTTCTTCTCTGATAAGAACTCCAGTGGCAAGCTTATACATATCAGACTTATCGTCTTTAATTATATTATCAAACTCTACTATAAGATCTGCTTCACCTTCGCTCTTATCTAGATACTTCACATAAGTCTTTATAGACTCTTTCTCTCCAGTATGTGATAATATATAAAGTCCGAATATCATCTCCATACAATGAGCCATAAGACCTCTTATATCAGCATCGTCGTGTGGTGCTTGTATATTTATACTAAGTCTATAATTCATAATTCCTCCTCATATCGCTATTTCAAAATCTATTTTAGGACCATGATTATATCCATCTACATGAACCATTTCTGGTTTAAAATCCCATATAGAGTCTGGATATTCTATTCTAAGTTTAGCATCACCATATACAATAGGTGAATCTAATTGCTTAAGTAGCTTTTCTTCATGTCTATCATAATAATGAAGATTAGATATCATTACTATCATATCAGCTGGTTCTACACCTACTTCATGAGCTATAAGCTTGTGTAATACTTGGAATTGGAATATATTAAATGGAAGTCCTAGTGCAATATCAGAACTTCTTATATTCAGTTGCATGTATAATTTTCCATCTAGTATATTGAATAATACGTTATAACAGCATGGAGTAAGAGCCATTTCTGGTAGACTGTCTATGTCCCACAAATTTATCATAACTCTACGACTATTAGGATCTTTCTTAAGAGTTTCTACTACATATTCAAGTTGATTCTTATATCCAAATGTAGGCTTAGAAATTATTGCTCCATAAGCAGGTCCTATCGTGTCATCAGGCTTCTTCCAAGCTGTCCATATTCCACAATTCATTTTTTCTAACTCAGTTACATTATTAGATTGCATAATATAAATCCAATATAATTCTTTTATAGCAGACTTCCATAATACATGCTTAGTAGTTAATAAGAAAGCATTATTTTTACTATTATCTAGTCTAAATGATATTCCAGCTACCGCTTTATAAGTAGCGGGAGTTCCATCTGCATATTTAGTTCTTACATTACTATCAGTCCATACTCCATCATTATAAATAGTCTCTACAAGTTCTTCGTATGCATTATCCCAATATTGGTATTCATTATATTCCATATATTCCTCCTATTTATTTAAAACATCCTTTCCAGCATAATAAAGATCTTCTATTTCTTTATTAATATCATTTTTAGGATTGTATAATTTATTACGCTCTCTTTCATTATTTAAGCTATCCACAAGCGATGCTATTGTAGTCTCCAATGATTGTATCTTATTTTCTAAATACTCTATTTTATCTTTAAGCTCATCTACTTCTGTCAAAGGCTCTATTTCTATCATATCTGCTTCATTATTAGAGAACTTAGCTACAGCTTTATAGCGTTTTCCAAATACTGTTATAATCTCTTGCTTCATGATTTCTCCTTCTTTTCTTTAGATTCTAATATAAGTTTAAGCCATTCTGTAGCTTTATCAGGATCTGGCTTGTATCTTTTATCAAATTCTGCAGACGATGAGTTTGATTGAAATGGGTATACTCTATGCATATTAATCCTCCATATCTCTTGGATAAACCACTTCTTCTTCACCAGGTTTATCCAAATAATCAAATATAAGAATAGCCGTTACTAAAGTATCTCCTATATCAGCTCTATAATTCATAAATACTCTAGTAATATTCTTAAGTTTTCCTCTATCTGCTTCTTGAGCTATGACATCATTTAACGCTTCTTCTATCTGCATTTCGATAGGATATATATTATCTTCTACTGTTTTAGTACAAGATATCACCCTTACGTATTCAGACGGAAGCTTTCTTTTAGACTCTTTCTTACGAGCTAATATCTTTTTACCTTCTGTTATAAGTCCTGTCGCTACTACTTTTGCTATTACTGGATCCATAATCATTCTCCTTTTATCGTTATCTTATCTGGAAGTATTTCTTCACGCATATCTCCAAAGTCTTTAGATTTCTTATTATATACAAGATATATAGACTGGAATGCATTTTCTCCCAGTGTTTCTTTTAGTCTTTTAAATAAGTTATTATAAAACTTCTTATCATATGTATACTTATTCTCTCCTAGCTTTATATCGCTATCTGCAAATATCACAAGATTCTTAATAGTTTCTATATGTTGAGTATAAGTATTGCATATCTCATTAAATATAGCTTGAATTCCTCCTGTTGCTATATAAACTCCGTCGTCTACTACTGCATATTTAGTATAGATGTTTATTATATCAAATACTCCTTCTGCTACTATAAGGTATTCTGGTTTTTCTGACGTGTAGAGTCTATAGGGTTCTGTAGTACCTGTAGAGAACTTAAGCTTTATATCTTTAGCAAATATATCTCTATAGAAAAACATATTATAATTCTCAGTAGCAAATGTTATATTATGCTTATTAGACTTTATTTTAGTCTCTCCAAACTTTGCTACTATCTCGGGATTATCTTCATATGTTTCTGCTATAGCTTCTGCTAAGTTAGGTATTACTCTAAATATAATACCTGCGTTCTCATCTAGTATTACATTAGTTCTTGCTTCAAAGTAATCTTGCTGTACTCTATCAAAGACATCGTCTGTTATTACTAGAGGAACTCCAGTCGAAGCATCTCTTTCCGACTTACTATTATAAGATACAGTATCATCTAATAGAGACTTTATAGCTTCTTTATTATTGAAGCCAAATGCTTGGAAGTCTGCTCTAGTTATATAACGCTTTATATCACACGATGCTCTGAAGCATTTAAGGAAAGGTCTGAACCCTTCCTTAAGCATTACATACAGAGTCTTACGCTTATGTCTACTGCATTCATTACATATACGAGATCCATCTATCTTTATCCATCCTGTATAATGTCCTCCTTTTCCATTAAGCTCTGTTCTTACAAAGTCTAAGAAGAGCTTATGCGATTGCCCTAAATCCATTAGCTATCGCCTCCATAACTTCATTTAAGATAGGAGCTTCATATTCATTTGCTACTCTATCTCTTTCATATTTAGGATTAATATCTACTTCTTCGTATCTATCAGGATAAATAAGAGCTCTTATTCTAGATGGATTAGACATAAATACATAGAAATCTAGCATATCGTTCAAGTCTGGAGAATCAGAATAGTCATTTCTAACATAAACAGGAATAAGCTTCGCAAATACTTGTGGTGCTACATCGTGTATTCCGAACTTCTTTAGACTTTCTCCTATATCTTCTAAAGAATATAGGCAACTATGAGTAGGCATCATAGTCATACATTTTATTATAGTTTGTAAGAATTGAAGTTCTAGATGTCTTTTTACTCTTTCATAGAATAATAGTAATAAGAATTTAGAGAAAGCTCCAAGTTGATCTACATATATTCTACAGTCTCCAGTAAGTGCAAGCAGTATTTTATTAAGTATATATCTATTAAGTACGTGTGTTTTTGCTATACTCATACTATTAAGTAGATCTGTATTTACAGAGTTATCTTTATCTAGTTCGTCTAAAGTCTTTATAGCATCTGTAAATATTTTAAGTGTAGTTTTCTTAGATCTTTCATACATAAACTTCTTCTTATCATAATAAAGTGCATGTTCTTTATGTACATATGACTCGTCTGAAGATACGTCTTGCATAAAGTCTGGGATATTGACGTTTGGTATTACTGATTTACTGTCTTGTTTCTTTATAATCTTATTCGTAGTATTACGAACATATCCTATTATATTCTTATTTACAAGAGCAAATTCAGTCCAGTCTTTATCTATAGTCCAATATACTGGAGCCACTTTTTGATTATCTTCTGGTAAGTATTTAGGGTTATTTACATCTATTAGAGATGGAACATACTTTCTGAAAGACGTGAATATCTTTGTCATAGAAGTAAGTGAAAGCTTTACTACGTCACGTCCTATTTCTTCAAACTTAAGCTGGAATGAAGTATTTTGCTTTGTCCATTCTCTTTCATATAGTTTAAACATAAAGTTTACTATGTGGTTGTGTTCTTCGTCTAGATCAAAGTCATTATTATAATCAAAATACTTTTCAGATGTCTTTATTATATCGTGTAATATAGTGTCTATATACTCTGATAGTATTTCTTCGTAACGCTTGTCTCCTCTTATTTCTGTAGTAAGTATATAAGTAAACTTTATTACTACAGTAAGAGCGTGTAATACAGCACAATCTACATTACGAAGAGTGACTTCTGTCGTAGCTTCATTTTCATCTACATCGACTTTAGAACAATTTTTCACATATTCACATATATATTCTAGTATAAACGAATCTGGCAGAATATACTGGCGTATAAGTAGGTCTCTATTAAAGTCATAGTTATTAAGATCCGGTCTAAGAACTTCCTTTATATCTTGTGTTATATAAAGTATTTTCATAAACATCCATCTACCTATATGCTCATACTTATTTATATCTGTATGATAAAAGTACTCTAAGAAGTGATTCAGTCCTTCTGCCATCTTTGCAAGTGTATCTGGTTTTAGTTGAGAATTAGAGAATAGTGTACCGACTTGTCCATTGGAGTTAAATGAAATTCCTCTTCCCACTCTCAAAAATTGATATTTTCTTATGATTTCGCTTACATAATTATCTTCCACTGCCATTCACTCCTTTTAAATTTTTATTATATCTTTTGATAATACTTCGTATTGGGATTCTCCTATCTGTACTATCGTAGCAGAATCTATGGTACTGCTTATATTATGACTGATACAGCATATTTGATCTATATCTAACTTAGCCATAATAGTTACTACTATATTATTAAATTGCTTACGTCTTTCTACATCAAGGTTTGCATCTATTTCATCTAGACACATTATATTATATCCAAGTAGATGTAGTATACACGCATTTAGTATAAGACTTACAAGACAAGTTTCCCCAGCAGAAAGCATAGAAGCGTCTGGTACAAGAGATTCTTCTATAGTACAAGGAATAACTATAACGTTATTATTTATATCTATTTCTATTTGAATAGGAATGCTATTCTCTACTAGTATTTCATTTGTCATATCTTGTAAGAACTTCAGATTATTCTCTAGAAGCATTATAGGTATATTCTTATCTATAATTTCTCTACATCTAGATATAATCTCTTTATCTTCTAAGAACTTATTAAGCTCTTTAGATATACTTTCAAGCTCAGAAAGCTTTATTTCCAGTGTAATTTTCTCTCTGGTATTAGTTTCTACCTTAGATTCTATTTCCTTTCTTTCAGATAAAAGCTCATTATATCTTACAGTATGTTCTTTTATTTTAGCTCTAGAAGTATTTATATCATTAGAAAGCTTTATAAGATCGTGTACTCTAAAGTATTTATATTTATCTGGTATATTTATATCAGATACTCTAGACTCTGCTATAGACTTATATTTAGATAAATCAGTCTTAAGAAGTTCTAATTCTTTTTCTACTTCTTCTAAATCAAAGGCTATATTTCTTATACGAGAAACTGTTTCTGATATATTAAAACTTAATTGAGAAGCCTCTTCTTTAGATCTTAAGTAGTCATAATATGTATCTTTGATAGCATTTATAAAGCTTTGAAGTACATCTGGAGAGTTATTCTTAGATAGAAAGTCATTTATATCTTTAAGTCCATATCTATTTATAACTTCTGGTGTAAATATTATGCTCATATTATTACTCCATACAGAACTTCCTACTGCTTTTATATTATCCAGTAATACAGTATCATACTTTATAGTCTTTATAATATCTTTATTACTGTCATAAGTTCTTTGATTATTCTTTATAAATTCTCCAGTCTTTATAAACTTACGATAAAGTTCACAAGTATTACAGTTATCAGCATAAGGAACAGTATAGCTCTTACCGTCTGATAGATCTAGAGCTCTCTCGAACTTATTTATAAGACTTTGCATTTCTTCTATTTCGGTATTCTTATTCTTTATAAGCTCATTTATATCGGCTACTCTTATAGGTGTAGACAACTTTTCTACATATCCAAGTATCTTTATAAAGTCAGACATAACTTTCTCAGCATTCTGTACTCCAAATAGATCTGGATTTGTTATGTATTTATTAAGCTTATCGAATAAACTTTTAGAGAATTCATTCTTCTTTTTAAGAGCTTCTTCTAGTTCAGCCTTATTCTTTTGCATAAGCATATTATCATTTATTTCATTTTTTATCCTAGATAAGTCGTCACTTCTCTTAGAAATAGCGTCTAACTTAGCTCTTGCTTCATTATAGGCGTTTAAAAGCTCATTATAATCGTTTAGAGACGTTTTAGACAGCGTTTCTATCAATAGACTTATACTAGGTAGGATAGCTTCATCAAGCTGTTCTAGGCCCTCTAGAGAGCTTCTAGTGGCATTTATATTTGAGTCTATTTCTTGTATCTTTTTCTCGAATATAACCTTATCTGCTCTATACTTATCTATACGTTCTTTTATAGATTCTATAGTTCCATACTCTAGTAGTTCTTGCTGTTTCTTCTTTGATATAGTTACTAGAGCTCCTTGAGAAGACGATAGAGTCGCTACATTATACTTCATTTTATTAAGAAGACTCATATCTATAGTAGACTCTAATACATTTCTTCTATTAGTAGGAGTTCCAGTTATACCATTTGCCTTAAATGATATAAAACCTATATCAAATATATCTGAGTTAAACTTTAGATGTTTGTATACTAGATCCTTATATATCTCTACGTTTCCAGTAGGGTTAAGTTCTTCAGTATTATTATTTACTATTCTATTAAGATATGACTTACACTTATGAGTATTCTTATGTGGAACGTATTCGTGTATAGTTTCGTATAAAACTCCATCTACATCATAGACTATCTTCTTATATCCAGGTTTCTCTGGAATTACAGGATATGCTTTATTATATCTATCAGAGCTTCCATATGGATGTACAGATGAAAGCAGGAATGATTTCCCACTTCCATTTGCTCCTACTATAGATATAATAGAATTATCCCACTTCATTTTAAATGTTCCAAGTTTAACATGATTCACAAATTCAAGTGATATTATTCTCATATTCTCCCTCTTTTACGTGTGATCTGTTTAGCTAGATCTTTACTAAGTTTTACATAATAACTATTATATACCCACGGTTTGTATAAACTTACATATGATAATAACTCTTTAAATTCTTTTAATACCTTTCTTCTTAAAGCAGTACTAGTATTAGAATTGTATACTTTATGAAGTTTCTCTGATGCTCTATCCATTTTACGATGCACTACATCTATCTTATAGAACATAAAAATCAGATCATCAAAAGCATTTTCACATGGATCACCTTTTATATGTTCTAAAATATCAATTAATTCATCCTTTTCATTCTTTAATATACTCATTTTATATTCCTCCTCTTAAGTTATCTTATCATTCCTCTTTTTCTTGTTATTAGTTTAGATATCTTATTATTATACGCTCTAACACATTCATAAACATGAGGTATTACAGTTTCTTTTATACCCATAACCAATACACGATATTTGTGTATCCACTTACTCTTATGTGTTTGTTTATACATGTTTACGTGATGATACAGTATATCAGTGCGTATGTATACACTAATAGTCATAGGATATCTATAGTTTATTAAAGGCTCTCTTTCATAGTCACCTGTAAATTCTCTCCACTTATTAAGCATCTTAATAAATTTCATTATATCATTGCGATACGATTCATTATACATTCCATTCATCTTAATCATTCTCCTTTACTTATCTAACTTTACTTCATATTCATCTCTATATATGAATCTATCAGCCCAATATTGTAATATATTAGCATTACCTTGTATTCCAGATGTCTTTGGACTCTTTACAGTATGACTATCTATTATACCGTAGTTAACTCCAAAATATCTATATCTTTCATGATCTGGAAGAGAGGCTGATTTACCTCCACCTTTACTTGAGTTTGTACCCATTTCAAGTATCTTTTTCTTATAAGCTACCATTCTGAATATATCTATCGGATTGCAGTTGTCATTAGTCATCATAATATCACTATTAGACGCCATAGTTTTAAATATTTGCATTCCTCTTGGATGTACAGAAGTCTCTGCCTTACTTCCTCCTCTATATCCAGACTTACTCATATCTGTAATCTTAAGAAGTTCTGTTCCAAGATGGCTATAGAAAGAGTAGCAAGTTTTTCCATCATATCCCATTATAAGCTTATATAGTAAATTAAGCGTTATAGTATTTCTATTAACTGTAAATGGTTGATCTGTCTTTATACTATTAGTTCCGTCTACTTCTTCTAGATCTTCATCCATAAGTATATCATCAACATCTTCTACATATTCATAATCTATATTATTACGTCTTTCATCTAGGAGCTGTTGCTTTTTCTTTTCAAATCCTTCATCATCTGGCTTTTGAATATACTTTACTAGAGTAGGTATCTTATTCTTATATTTAGTACGAACTTGGTCTACTTCAAGCAAATAGCACTCATAAGTATTAAGAAGTATCTCGCGAGTTTTAGGCGAAAGATCAGACTTCAGCAAGTGTTTCATAAGCTCTTCTGTCTCATAGTCTTCAAAAACCAATAATGGATTGACGAACTGTTCTTTAAAGAACTTTATATAAAATATTTCTTTATTGTAGTTATTCTTTGTATAAATACCTACAGAGAAGTATGCGTCGTATATCTTGAAGTTACGCTTGCTTCTGGTCTTAAATAAAAACTTTAGTTGTCCATATATAGTCTTATTATAATAGAAAGTTTCTCCAAGTAGAGGTCTTCTATCTTGTCCGTTTATATCATAATATCCTGTACGCTCTTGTATAGGTACTATAATGGTAACTGGTTGTTGAGCTAATAATGTTTCATCGTTCTTAAACTTATCTACATTAAACTCGTTAATAGAAAGCTGAGTTTCAAAGAAGTTTAATACATTTGGAACAGGAGTCCATCCTGCGAATTCTCCAATAAAGTTTCCATTATCATCTCTTTTAAGCTTTTCTAATGTATTATAAAGTTGTGCTCCTACTTTTGCCGACGGGCTGTTTACTGGTGATATAGCAAACATACAACGATAAATCTTTACATTACTTGGATATAAAGAAGCATATACGTCTTCTGTAGGCTTGTATATATCTTCGTCGTTATTAGTAAGAAGGATAGCATTTTGCAATACTGCTTCACTATAAGGTATTTCTTTATATGCTACGAGTACTCCTTCATAGATAGATGATGTATAACAGTCTGTAAATACATCATTAAACATTGCTTGCCAGAAGTCTCTGTCTGGCGAATTTAATAACTTCTCATTTAAAAACCCAGTAAATTGGAAGCTATTAAACCATTTAGAGTATAGTTTCTCTACCTCGTCTGTTTTCCTTTTAAACTTAATCATTTCTTAAAATCCTCCTTTTAGATTATATATCATTAAAAACATCTTAATATATATGTTTATCTGTTTTATAAAATAAACAAAGACAGAATGCTTGTTACATAAAATTAGCATTGTTAAACAATAAATAAAAAAAATAAAGAGTATATTTCAACTCTTTATTTTAGATATGGATTAGAACCCTGCAATTCTTAATAGATTGCTTATATGATTTCCTACTACAGCAGCTGCAGCTGATACAGGTTCTTCAGTATTAACATATTTAGAACTTCCATCAACACCATCTTCAAGTTGAGCTATTGTAGAAGTTTCTACTAAGGTATCGATTGCTTCTCCAAACGAAGGCTTACCAAATTTAGAAGCTAGATTAGTACCTATCTTTTTATCAGAAGATTCTTTAGATGATACTGGTGTAACTCCTTTTGGTAAATCTATTGTATTAATAGGTGTTGCTCCTGAAGCCACTGCTTCTACCGCTGAGTCTATAAGCTCATTCATAACTGGACTGTTTGAAGAATACCCTTTTAGATATTCTAAAGCCGCGTCCTTTATGTCTTTAGGTAGCTTTGCTATAAGTTCTAATGTTTTTTCCTTGTCTTTTCCAAATCCTGCTTTTTCTTTTCTTGTAATAACCATATTAAATCACTTCTCCTTCTTTTTTAATTAATCATCATATCTTGGATCATAATCCTCATCAACACATTCGTCACCATTCACACATATTCCCATTTCATTCATAATAGCATCAATACAACTTTGTAAATGAGCTATCTGATTTTCAATCCTGTTCAGAGCTATCTCTGTATTTATATCCATATAACCTCCTTTTTATAATGCAAATTTAGTTACTAATATTTTACATAAATCTTTATACACTATAAATAAATCCCAATCACCTACATACTTATCATACTTTCCATTTATTGTATTCTTAGCTCTTGTTATTGGATCTTCATCATAATCTTTTCCAGAAAGCATTTTAAGTGTTTTATCGACAGCACGCATCTTACGTAATTCAATCATCACTTGATCTTGTGTCTTTTGCAGGTTATTCATGTCATTATTCACCCCATTATTAAATACTTTATCTCCTATTGATCTTAATAAGTCAAACATATTATTTACCTCCATATATTTTAGCTATATCATCAAATAGTTCATGTGCATACCATATTATCTCTTCATCACCAAATGTATAATCATATTTATACATTTCATCTACTACATCTATATACTCGTGTCCTGATGGTAAATGAAATCCCATTTTCCATATATATGTAATAATTATATGAGATTTTAGTAATCCTATGTATCTATTATATAATTGAGCTAATATAGTTTCTACAGCTTCTATACTATTATAAAGGTCGCTGTCTCTATCTAGATCTTTACATAATAATACTAGTAGATTAATACATGCATTATGAATACACACTAACTCGTATAAAGAATAATCACTTATAAATTTAGTCTTGTCTACTTTATCTAATAGATTATAGCATTCTTCTTCAGACATATTACTTATTTTAAGAGCTTCAAACTCTTTCTTAAGTGCAAATATATCTGCAGTATTCGGAATTGATTTCATTAACCAATTTTCATATGAATGTCTGCATACAACATACAGATCAAACATACTTTTAATCTCTTTAGGATTATTTATATCTTCTACTACCATTTTAAACTCTTTCATTTTATTCCTCCTGGTATTTTCGTTATAAAAAAGTTACCCCACAATAGAAACTGATTTTACTCTGTCTCTAAAGTGGGGAGTTGTCAACCTACTCTATTTAATATTATCGTGTTTAACTGATCTTACAACTTCACCAGAAAGTTGTGTATTACCTACGTATTGTAATGATCCATTAGGACTTACTTCTATTCCTCTATGAACTACATCTATACCTGATGTAGATGTGAATAAATTGAACCCAAATGGTTTATACATAGTATTAGTTCTATAAGTCCAGCTTGGAAGTAGCATAGTTAAGTTATATGCATTATTTCCTGGATAAGTTCTTACGAACTCTTCCATAGCTGTAATATAATCTTCAAATGCTTTATCAATAGCTGAAGCTATTATATCAAGCGGATCTTTACCACTTATAGCCAATATATTAGAACCTGGATGTATTATGCTATAGTTGCTGCTGAATCTAGTCTTTAATGTTTCGTTTTCTATTTCCATAACTTTTACTCCTGGAGTATTTCTGTACTCATTTATAACAGCATGAACTTCATCATAAGTTCCTGTTACAAGTTGTGGAATAGTAGTAATTAAGTTAAGATCCTTAATTACGATACAAGTGAAACAGTAGTCTCCATGTTGTTTTACTGGAGTATAGACTATCAATCTCTTTTGGTTCCAGCTATCAACATCGTTCATTCTTGCATATTCTGCAAGCCCTCTATATAGGCAAATTACTAATTCTAAATCATTCATTCTTAAATACCTCCTCTTAAAAATGCTTTAAAGTCTTCATGAAGTTCTAATATATTGAACTTATTAATGATATCAGAGAATTTCTTTGCTTTAGTATCTGATATCATGTCAGTAACTATTTTATTGAACTTTCCAGAATTATTTACATTCTTAATTCCTTCTTTATTCATATAGTTAACTACAGCTCTAAAGAAATCATAAAGATGATTTTCTTTTCCAGCAGCATATCTAGATTTTTGTGTAGTTGCTACTGGTGCTACTTCTGGAGTATCTTTAGCTATGATTTCATCTATGACTTTATCAAAAGTTACATAGTCTTTAGCCAATAGATCTTTAAGTCCAGCATCGATCTTTTCAGCAAATACCTTAGTTACTGGATGCATATCTTTATCAACAGAAAGCTTTCTGTTTTGTACTAAAGACTTTAAATGATTTATAGCTGCATCTGTAGATGATGAATCTGGTAATAGATTTAGTATATCAGTAAATATACTAGCTAATTTAGCAGTTGTAACTGTATTTGCAGATTTTGTAAAATTGCTATTGATAGAAACTCCCATTGGAGATGGAACTTCTACTGGATTATTATATCCATAGTTTGTTGTAGTTACTAGTGGTTGAACTACTGGTTGATTATATGATGGAGTAGTATTGTAACCACTTACAACTCCTGCGTTATTACTTCTTGATTGAAATTTCATTTATATTCCTCCTTATATTCCTTTAAGTGCATTAAATAACATTGCCACTTCTTGATCTGGCATTTGTATGTATCTTTCCATAACTTGTCTAAAGAAGATCAAGTTATTTGCTTCAGCTAATTCTGCATACATATCAAGTCTATTAGTTTGTAATGTAAGAGCTCTTAAGTATAACATTGATACTAAGTGTCTTATGATTACATTATCAAAAGTTTGTGGAGCTCTTGATAATATAAAGTTCATCATTTCTTGATAGAATTGACTGTATGACTTAAATCCACCTTGCATTACTACAGGCATATCAAGTAATTCAGGTATAGCAGATATAATAATACTAGCACTTCTAGTCATGTAGTTATTCCAAATAGCTATCATATCTGATTCATGAGTTACATTAATAGCTCCTCTAGTAGCATTATAGATATCATTCTTAAGTTCCACTATACTATTAACGTTTAGTGGATTAAGTGGAAGCCAGCTAAATCCATGTATTAAGTTCATAATATTTACTTCAGGCATATGTTCTCTAAAGTATTTATTAAACACATTTTGATCTGCTACTTCAGTAGGAATAGCTACAGATACATTTACTTCTGATCCTATAGCTAAATCACAATTTGGATTAGTACATCCATATTGACCACCAATGTCCATTAATGTATCAGAAGACACATTTTTACCAAGTATAAATGGAACATATACTAGGCTATGTTGATGACAATGTGGACATTCTGGATAATCTAATTGCCCATAATTATTAGTAAATACTGGTATTACAGATCCCATATCAAATAATATCAAGCTATCTGCATTTGTATTAAATCCGTAGTTTCTTGGTTCTCTAGTAATAGATACGTCTGAAGCTACGAAATACTTTGATAATATAGATATGATTCTGTTGTATTGAGACGCGTAGATTTCATTGTTATTTACATAAATAGGGAATATGTCAGCAGAAGATTTATCTCCTCTAACTTGTCTTTCTCTATTATAGAAATCTCTGAACTTAACGTCGTCTTCATAATGTTTTCCAAGTTCTTGTCTTATAACAAATGGATCTCCATCTTCTACTTCAGCCAATGCAAATAATGTAAGATCTGTTCTGTTGATAAGACCTTTTTCTGAAAGTTCTTTTAGTTTTTCACTACAAGCAACTTCATTTATGTTATCTTGTATACCGTTTAGATCACATGCAATTTTATACACGTATCTTCCAGTCGGTTCCATGACAACTAATCTCTTTTGACCTCCGTATACAGAAAGTCCTTGCTGAGTCAAGAAGTTCGCTAACTTCTCTCTTGTTTGGTAATTGATCATTGTGCTTAGCTCAGCTTCGAAGCACTTTAACATTTTCTTAATGTTCATCTTTAAATTCCTCCTTAAGTTAATTAATATTTTATAATAGTGTAAACTATCCAAAGATATATGGTTATCGTTTTACTAAAATAATTGATAACCATATAAGATTCGATAGTCTACATTATACTAATAACTGCATTATCCTTTGACGCATGTACGTTTAGATAAGCATCTGCTGGTAATGTAAGTACCATATCTATATTATTTTCTGGTAAACCAAATGAAGTTCTTACTTTTGTACGAGTAGCATTTATAACATTAGCATGATAATATAGTAATGCTTTTGCTACTGCTGGTGCAAAGTTAAGTCTTCCCATATGATCATAATAATCATATAATAAGTTTACATCTATTCTAGAGTTAATGATATTAAGTAATTTCTCTGCAGTCATATTAGGTAATAGTCCTGTAATGAAATTAGTCATTTCTTCTGTAGAATAGTTTGCATTGAATATTATAGAAGCGTCGTCATCCATTATATATTCAGTTGCAAATTTGTAAAGAGCGTCGCTCATTAATACACTTGATGTGATTTCTGGTATAAATCTCTTTACAGAATTTAAAAATTGTTGCTTTGATATTCTAGTACCAATATCGAATTCAGGTATCCAGAATTCTTTAAAATTACTCATATATATATCCCCAGCATGTGTAGTTACATTCAATATTCCGCTTATACAATAAGTCAGACCTGATTGTATCCACATACTATACATCTTTTCAATGTTATCCACATATATATTCATATCTGGATACAGATATACGATATTATTAAGTAGTTCTTCTAAACCAGCTCTATATTCTTCTAGACTTAAAGAAGCATCTATTTTACCTGGCATAGGAACCATGTGTCCTAATTGTACTAACTGAGCATTTCTGTTATATACTTCTATAAAGCATGGATGTATTCTATCTTGCTCTACAGGAACAGTAATTACCCCATTGCTAACAACAGGGTAATACTCAGTTATTCTAAAATTATTTCCTACTACATTAACATTATGTAGTTCTGTTATACTTATGTACATATTAATCCTCCTCTATCTTTACTTTATTAAGAATAGATTATTCTTCCTTTAGCTTGACCACCTTGGTTTTTAGCTGGAATAGTTACTGCTTGCATTAATCTAGCTTGTTCTGGTGTAAGTCCTCTATATGGATCATTTTGCATTTGAGGTGTTAACCAAGAAGCTAGTTGTGGATTAACACTTTGTGCTTGCATAGCATATGGATTTTGAGTTAATCCTTGAGTATAATTATATCCACCAGTTGTAACACCATATCCATTTGGAACTAAACCATTATTTTGAGGCCCTCCATTTACTATTGGAGCAACAGATGTATTAAAAGCATTTATATTTGTTGGTTGTCCATTGTATATAGGTGCTTGCATACCATAGTTAGGTGTTCCATTATATATAGGTTGTGCTGGTTGTTGTACTGGCATAGTTACAGGTTGATTTACATTAAATCCATTGTAACCTTGGTTCATATTGTATCCATTATTTACAGCAGGCATCATTGGATTATAAGCATTAGGATTAGCAAATCCATTATTAAATCCAGGTTGAACGTTATTTATTACTGGTGCTTGATATCCATTATACATTCCATTATTACCGAAGTTATTTATAGCTGGCACTTGAGTATTATATCCATTATTAATCATAGGTTGTACTTGATTATTAGCAGTATACATACTGATACCATTATTACCAAAGTTGTTTATAGCAGGTGTAGCCATTGTATTGTAATTATTGTAACCATTATTAAATCCATTATTTACAGCAGGTGTAGCTTGTAATTTTGCACTCATAGCTGCTACTTGTGCTTGTAATGCTTGAATTTGTTGTTGCATCATAGCTATTTGAGCTTGTAAAGCTTGAATTACAGCATTATTATTATTTACATTATTCATCATATTATTTCCAGCCATATTATTAAATCCTTGTCCATTCATTTGAGCTGAATATACATTAGCCATTTGTGCAGCTGGTGACATATTATTAACTGGTTGAGTCATACCATTACTCATTGCTGTTGGTATTCCAGCCATAGCCATACCTGCAGATGTCATACCATTATTCATTCCTTGTGCTCCGATTCCAAATCCTTCCATTCCTTGTAAAGTTTTTCCCATTTCAATTCCTCCTAAATTATTATTTAAATTATTATTAGTTACCAATTCAGCTCTCCACACATTATCGTGCTCAGAAGATACTTTGTATCTTACATGTGCTGGAAAGCCGTTCCACATTCCAAAGTCAATTCTATCAGACGTTCCGTACACAGAAGGTTGCATAAATCCTCCTCTAGATTTTATACTATCTTCTATTTCTTTTCTACGCATTGAATATATTTCTTGTAATAAAGGTATAAATCTACCTTGTACTATGTAAACTCTTCCGTCTGCGTATTTTATTGCTATTTCATTAGAGTTTATATAATAGAACTCTTCTGTACAAGCAAAGTTTGGAAGTCCACATAAGTGTCCGCTACCAATACTTATATCTCTATCTATCATAGGATCATTATACACTGCTACTGGCGGAGTTGATGGAACTCCTACTAATCCAGTAGTAGAGAAGTTATTCGAGTATTGTGGCATTCCTACTACTGATGGAATTCCACTTCTGTCTCCAGCTAAAAGCTTTTTACACCCACTATCATCTGCTTTTGGAAACAGATTTGTTCCAGGTGTTCCGTCTCTATGTACTACAGATGGCTTTACTTTGCTTTGTGTAGCTGGAAACGTAACTGTATTTGTACTTGCGTCTCCCCAAACAGAACCAGAAGCTTGTAAAAATGCTCCAGACTGATCAGGGTTTATTCCCACGTTTTGCTTCAATCCTGCCGTAGCTTCTATTGCAGCAGCATTGTTTTCTAATCTAACCATTTCTATTCCTCCTAAATTATTATCTCTTACTATTTGATCCTCAAGAAACATTATATCTTTATGTCCCATTGGATCTACCTTATCTCCGTGTTTTGCATTTATCCTATCTAACATATTCACAACTATTTCTTGGCCAGAGACATGATCTGAATATTTATATAAAGGATGTGCAGTAAAGTACTCTATTGCCATAGATAGTGCTGTGGCTGTATAGATGTACTCTGTCATATTTGGATTAATAAATCCTACATAAGCTAAGTCAATAAGTGTTTTGTATACATACTCAGTTATATTGATCTTAGTTTCTTTACTATTAATTATCTTATCTAGATAGAATACTACATCTTTTGCAGTTCTTACACCAGGTATAAGAGTCTCATCAATAGCCTCAAGTATTTCATATAATTCATTTATAAGAAGCTCTGATGTTGCTGGTGCAAAACCTGTATGGTTTATATGTAAGTCTTCAAAATCTATATTAGCTGATTTGAATATTACAGAAAGCATAGACATTTCTTCAGGTGATAATGTTTTTGAAAACTCTATTAGCTTTGGATGGAGTGTGTCGACAGCCATGCTTAATGAGTTCAAAATATATGTATAATTTTCGTCACGAATTTTCTTTAATTCGGATATCTTTATACTTTCATTATCTTTTCTTTCTACTAATCCGTCTTCATCTGTATATCCATCTGCTAACATATCTCTTTTATAAAGACCATTACCAATATTTCTATGATACCATCTTGCATGCTTTGGTACATAAAATAATGCCTTAAGCTGTTCATCAGTAAGATGTGTGAATGATTCATCGTCATTCGATATTCTTCTAAACATTTCTTCTATTCTTTCTTTAGCTACTGGAGTTATAGTATTATCCGCTTGTACTCTAGCAGCTGCCTTAAGAACATAGTTATAATCCTTATCAATAGTATGTCCATCTACACCGAATCTATCCGACTTTATTTCTGCGAATTCATTTAGAGTTTGCTTCATGTATGACTCACGCGCGCTTGGAGTCAATTCAATCGTCTCTTCTCTAGGTTCAAGATCCTTTATAACATTATCCTCGTCAGGCATAGTTAGTTCAGGTTCTTCATTAGTGAATCCCCAGTCTTTAAGCGGATGTTCAGTCGGTTTCGGAACAAACACACCATCGTCTACTTCTAATAAATCATTAAGCTTTCCACTTTGGAATAGCCTTGCATGATTTTCAATTACTTCTGCTTCCCAGAGTTCTCTATCGACGTCAGACATCAATCCATACATTTCAAGTTTCTCTAGATATTTTCCATATACTTTACGAGCATCGCTCATCGTTGCTCCATATGTAGCAGTTTCATAGTTTTGATCTTCACGATACAGACAGTCCTCAACTTCCATCATACGTCCAGAAGCTATTGCATAACTCAGAAACTCGTCAAGTGTCTCTGGATCAAGTTCTGTAATCTTCTTTCCATATGGAACTTCTATATCTTCTAGTACAGCACCCACTTTCTCAGGATCTACAAATATCTCAGGATGCTTTGACTTTTCTTCATTAGCCAAAAACAACATAAGATTATCAATGGCCTCATTATACATATCCTGTCTTTCAAGGAGCTTATCCATATCCTCATCTGTAAGATTCTTCATCTTAGCAAACTCATCATCTATTTCTTTTGTATCTCCTTTATTCTTTAAGAATATGTTTGTACACCATTGCTTAAAATCCTCGTCAGTGTATTCGAAAATAGGTCCAGTACCTTTTACAGTACCAGACGCTACTTCTTTAGTCTTTACTTCAACTTTATCCACTTTAGGATTTTTCTTTTTAGCCATCATCAACCTCCTACAGTTTTAAATTATATAATATATCAGCAAACATCATTAGAGATTCAGGATTAGCTATTCCGTAGAATTGTGGTTCCGTAGCTTGTAAATAATTTGCTACGTCTCTAACAGTTACGCTGTTAGTTGTATTACCTGTAGTAGCCTTTGTATATTGCAATACATCTTGCAGTCTTACAGGTTTTCTATTTGCTAGACTAGTCTTGATATAGTGATCTAGTATCTTTCCTAGATTTCCATTAGATGGATTTCTAGCACATAGAACAGTTCTTACTATTTCTCCAAACTTAATATCTTCAGACATACTAGTTAATATATCAGGAATTACACTAAAGTATACTTGTATTCCTATTCCAGATAAGTATGCACTAGCATTTTGTCCTTGTACAGTTAATAAGATGTATGCTATTAATACTGTTACCATATGTGGATATAGATTAGATTGAGCATTTACTGCTATAGTTAAAGCTTCATCTACATTAAGAGTATATGCTAAGTTTGGATCTATTAATCCTCCACTTACTATAGCGTGTATGTTATTTAATACAGGCTCAGGTAAGTTGCTACCAATTGTAACTAAATTATTATATAAGTTTACACCTTGTGGAGAATTATTTAAATATTGTGCTACTGAGTTAATATCGTTTACATAACGTTGAACCATTTGTTGAACACTCAATGTCATGTTTTGATCAACTATTGGAGCCATCATATCAACCGCTCCTATGTTCACACTTCTTCCAGGTTGCACTGAATTCATCGCTACTTGTGGAACTATTTGTAGCGAAGCATTTACTATATTATTTACAGCAGATGCTAGTGCAAAATACGATTCTGATATATTACATAATTTTAAAGCTAGTTTATACGCATTCATATTACCACTAGCTTTAAGTATGTTTAACATATCGAATAATCCATTATTAAGCATCCCTGCTACAGTATCTTTTTCTGCAGAAACCATAGCTATTGGAGCCATTCTAGAAAGCAAACTCAATACTGTTTTAGGATCATTATTAGTATTGAATGAGTTTATATCGCTTTCGCAATAAGTTCCAGCATCGTTTCTAGGGAAAGCTGCTACATAATTACTTCTAATAAGATTTCTTATAAGAGCAGTAGTGTCATCAGTTACAGTATAGTTAAATACTTCATTAACTAAATCATCTAATACTGTTGCAGAATTACCTATATTATCAGCACCTATCATTTTATAAGGTCTAATACTTATAGGCTTTCCTAGATCACTTACCATATTATATGAATAATCATACATATTGGCAAAATTAGCTGGGTTATAAAATTTACCTACGAATTCAGAAAACGGAGTAGTTCTACTTCCATATAATCCGTCTCCTAGTGGTAAAACATTTTTTAAATAATTAGAGATATTATCTCTAAAATCTGTGATTTGTGCTTGATTGGCATTCATCATTCTAAATTCCTCCTTTAAGTTATTTATTTTAAAAATTAGTTTAAATACATCTAAATATATATATTTATCATTTTTGTAAATAATCTCTACATATTTCTTAATTCATCTTCCATTTTCTTATTCTCAAACTCTTCGTCTATTATACATTCGTCTAGAGTTATATTATTTTCTAAGTTAAATGGCTCATAACTCATAGTATTATCATCGGATAAATAGAACATTCTTATACTACGTCCATAGTCGTCTTCAGCTATTCTAAACTTATTAAGTGGCATTACCACGTGTATTTCACTACTATTAGGTATAAGAGGCCTTACAGGACCTGCATTACGAAGTCCTTTTGTATAGTGAACATACATAGTTTCATTCTCTATATCACGTGGAGATAATATATATCTTGAAATACCATCTCTATCTTTCTTAACTCCCATAGACATAAAGTTTTGATATGTAATTTGATTAGTTTCTTCATTACGCTCTTCTATAGAAGTTTTATGACAGAATATCATAAGCTCTAGTTCTGTAGAAAGTAACTTAGATCCTGCTAAAAGACCTGCTCCAAAGTTAAGAACTGGATCGACTTGTCTACTATATTTATTACATTCTCCTATAAGATTTCCTACTTCTCCAGAAAGCTGAGCTGCTGTTATTACTGGAATATTCTTGTGTACAGCCATATCTCTGCATTCCTTTACTTTCTGTCTAAGCAGAGCTGCACCTTCTCCACCTGTACTTCCAAGTTGCTGATGCTTTACACTATAAACGTCTAGTCTATCTACATAATCTATAAGTACTATTATAGGCTGGAATCCTATATTTACACAGTTATTATACTCGTCTTCTACTTCATTAATAGTAGTATGATAATCTCCTGTAAGTCTTTCTATATATACTACTGGTATCCTAAGTCCGCTCTTTTTATTAGTCTCAAGTACAAGTCTTTCTATATCTTCATCAGTCATCTTTTTCATTTCTTCTTCATTTATAGAAACTCCACACCATTGTAAATGTCTTACCATAAGCTGTTTTCTTGTAAGCTCTAGACTTATATAAAGTACACATGGCTTATATTCATTATTTATCATAGTACACTCGTTAGACTTACTTACATATAACGCTATATTTTGTAATATCATAGACTTACCCGAACCAGTATACGCTCCAAATAATATACAAGTTTTTCCTGTAAAGCCTCCACCTGAAAGCATATCTATAGCTGGAATAGTCTTTATTCTATTAGTTACAGCCTGTCTCATATCTACTAATACAGGAGCTAATGTTCCATGTGTAGTGTCGTCATCTGGATCCATTATCATTATATTAGAAGACGCAGAACCTATTTTAATCATATTGACTTTCTTATAAAGCTCATCAGTAGTATTCATAAACTGTCTAAGAGCTTCTACTCTTTTCTTACTACTATTCGCATATTCTATAGTAGACAGGCTTTCAGTCAATACATCTACAGTATCTTCTACCTTAGACTTTATACTTATAGCATTTACTGTATCTAGCAGATCATTTCTATAACGCTTACTATATGAAGCGTGATCATCTATACTTACTTTTATTTCATCAGAAAACTCTGTCTGAGTTACTATATAAAGAGCTTCTTTCTCTTCACATACTCCTTCGTCTAATATAGTAGTAAGAAGTTCTTGCAAGAGCTTTACGTCTTTATCTTGCTTATATTCTTCATTCATATTATTAATACAACGATTAGAAGCAGATATAAATGCTCTATCTTTAATATCCTGAAGTATACAGTTTATTATATTTATAATTAATTCTTTTCTCATTCAATATCACTTCCTATTATTTCATCTATAATATGTTGTGGAATTTCTTTGGCATATCTTTCCTTATAGATGTCTGTAAGTATATGAAGTGCATTTTGAGATTTTAATACAGTTTTAGTCATAGTATAGCTTCTATCTTCTGTATTCTTTACACTGGTTTTCTTTATATATTTTGCAGGTATAGTAGTTCTCCATATATTGTATTTATACTTTGTACTCTCACTATTATCTAGAGATACATTAAATATAATATTATCATACGAGTCTCTTCTACTATTTGCCAGTATTACGTCTATAGTACTATTAACAAAGTCTAGATTTATATACTCGTGCTTTATTATAAATGGATTTTCTATATACTCATACTTATAATCATATTCGTATAGAGTTATAAGCTTCAGTCCATAGCCTTTATTCTCAGCACTATGTCCTCTTTCATTTATTATACGATTAGTATAATATATATTTTTAAACGAAAGATCACTATGAACATGTCCTCCGACTACGCAATATCTAGCCTTATCCATAAAGTCCTTACTATTTACTACTATAGAACGTCCCATATTAAACTTACTATCTATTTGATTTAAAGCAGGTATAGCAAAATCCATCATACCATGGAATATTACTACATCTGATTTATGAAACTTATCCAGATCTGCTTTAAATAATTCGTACTTACTATAATATAGTTCTGGAACCAAGAGCATACTTATCCCCTGTATATTAGCATTCTGCATTTCATCTACATATACAAAGTTATTTAATATCTTAGAAACATTCTCCATAACCTTTCCATCGTGACTTGGAGTTCCTCTAAGTATTATAAATAAAGTATTCTTTTCTTTACAGAACTTTGCTATATCATCTATAAAGCTTACTAATTGAGCAAATTCCGATGTCTCTGCACGCAGGTTTGCATCGTCTACAGTATCTCCTGCTATACAGAATATATTAGGTCTGTGCTTTTCAATAGTAGCCTTTATATAATCTTTTATTTTAGGAATTAAACATTCCTCTATTCTTTCAAAATGTAAATCTGATGTTATTAATATCTTACGCATAAAAATCTCCTTTACAAAACATTTTAAACGTGGTAGAATATATAGTTATTAGTTAAACAATTATGTTTAGTACAAAACAATGGCATGTTTAAAATTCAACAAAGGGGAGACGTGATACAATGGCGCGTAAAGAGTCAAAATTAGAATCTTTTAAGATCACCTTAGAACTATCAGCTCATATGTTCTACACTGTTTTTACTATGTTATTTGAATTAATTTTCAATATATTCAACAGCATCCTTACTGGTGTTATGCGTCATAGCGATAAACTTAAGTCAGTTATACCAGATCAAACTTTAGACTGGTTTAAGAAAGTCAATAAGGAAGCTGAAGAAAGAGAGGCTAGCTTTAAAGCAGCCAAAGATATAGTTGAAGATAGTTTTAAGAATATAAAAACTACTAACAACAATATACAGGATACTGTTAAAGAAAATGCACCAGAACCTGAGATAAATGTTAAAAATGTAGAAATAAAGACAGAAACTCATAGGACAGAAAATAAAGACGGAACTAACGGAGTAAATAACTATATAGATACTATAATAAACATCACTATAGGAGACGTTAATATAAAGAGTATAGAGAATATGAATAGCTTAATTAATGCTCTTAAGACTGCGAGTAAGAAAGTAAGCGAACTTGATTATACAAATATGACTTTAGAAGAAGTAAATGAGATTAAAGAGAAAGTAAATCAATATATAAGCCAAGTTCAAAAAGGAGAAGACGATGTTCAAACTAAATAAACTAAAAGCTTCTGTAGATAAAGATAATTCTGTAGTCATATACACATATGATGGATCTATTCCAGACAAGAGAATTATTAATATATGGGATAATATAGTAAATCAATATAAGAGTTATAATAAACTTAATCTTGACGACTGCTTGGATATGCTTAATATATTTTATAATGAAGTTCTATCTTTTAGGAAGACTATAGACAGGAATTTGGATGTTGACAAGCTATTTACAAAATGCAACTTTAAGATATATCATATAAAGCATGCTGAAGGTAAAGTTATAAAAAGAGTAGCCATTCTTTCTACAAGAGTGAATGAAAAGATAGGAAGAGATATAATAAGATCTATTGTAAGATTTGAATATGTAGATGATAGTGATGCTCTAATAAAGAGTGATGAGATAGTTAAACTAAGTAAAAGTAAAGAGTCTGTTTTAGACGAACAATCACAAAAATGATGGGAGTAGAAATACTCCCAAATGCATTTATTTATGAGAATTTTTAGCAAACCGATAATTATATATATTTAGGTGTATTAATGGTTAATACGTTTGTATATTTTATATTTTATTTTTGATTATCCAATGAGGAGGATGATATTTATGTTGAATGAAAAAATGTTTGATTTATGTGGTGGACTTTTTGAAGATCATGGACCTAGTGGTGTGAGATCTGAACATTATACTATTAAGTTCGATAATGGCTATGCTCTAAGTATAGTAGCTGGATCATGGTTGTATTCTGATGACGGAACATACGAAGTAGCTGTTCTTAAAAAGGACGATGAAGGAAGGTATAGTGTGAACTATGAACCTGAATTTGTTGAAGGGGATGTACTAGGTTATCAAACTGTGAAAGATATTCAAAAATGCATAAGAAAACTTAGTGTGTTTAATAAAGAAGTCATTTCTTAATTTCCTTTACATATAAAAAGAAAGAATATTGTAGATATTGTGCGTCTATGATGTTCTTTTTTTTTAGTAAAAAATTAGCTATTATCATAAAGTGTAATAATAATAACTATTATTATTACCAACACAAAATGAGGTATTATCATTAATTTAATACGTGGGAAGCTCATCTCCCTACTTAACTAAATGTGTTGGATCGAGACCGATGACAGGCTATTGATGCAGGTAGCTGAAGGTTGTCGCATGGCAAAGACATCTGGGATTCTGGCGTGATGAGCTAAGGCTGGTTAAGAGTGGTGTCGGAGGTGTGAGAGGCTCGATGGTTGGCATGGGGTGGATGGAGGCCTTATAAGAACAGTACTGTGGTTGTCGGGTACTAGCTCGGTTTATGAGTGACGTCATAAACTTATGGACATGCTGGTCACTAAAGGGTAGTAGCTCAACTATCTTTTTTTGTATTCGGCGTAATAAAATGGGTTGGGGGAATCTAATCCCCCTATAATAATCTTAACATAACAAAAAAGTTTACATCTTTACTTGTTATGAATAAGTTAGTATTATTTGATCTATAGCAGCCTTTTGTCTTATTTGCTCAAGCAAGTTTGTTCTATCTCCTTCAGCATTAGCAAAGTTATCTAGCTGTAGATCTACACTACCACTTCCAAGCTCTATCTTCAAGTTCTTCAAGTCATTATTATATAAGTTTACCATTATATCATATTTACACAACTGTTCGAACCATTGCTCAAGACCTATAGTAATAGTACTCAAGTTTTTAGGATGCGTACATTCTATTACTACCTTATAATATCCCCCATACATCGGAGTATTATATTGCCCCATATTCTTCATTACTAAAGAAGCAGGAGGCCTGAAGCTTATTTGAGGCTTTTCTATGTTTTGCTTAGTTATAGACTTAGCAGTCCACGATGGCAAGTCATTCTTTATACTTGTACTCCATCCATTCATAAGTCCATATCTACGCGTATCTTGTAAGAAAGCACGTTTTATTTCTACACCAAGCTCTCTAAATCTATCCATAATTAAGTCTGGAATTCTATAAGCAACATCGTTATAAGAGTATATGCCTCCCATAACTTGCTTACTCCAGAACGTTACTATACTATCGACATTAAGTACTATATGGAAACCAGACACTCTATTAAATGTCTTAAGACTATTATTAATAATACTATCACGTATAATAGTATCATTATAAGAAGCTCCTAGTATTCCATTTAGACCTACGTCTTTTTTTATCTTATCTATAAGTACATTTATATTCATATAGAGAAATACACCTCCTCCTTAGAATTCTTTAAATATACTAAGTTTTGTCAAGTTCATAGCATCTTCAAAAGATACTTCTTTCTTTTCTTTAATAGGATTTCTTACTGCTATTACAGATGGATTAGATGGATCTATAAGTACAGTAGATTCATTTCCTATAAATTTATTAAGTATAGAACCAGAAGATTCTGTTCCAAACATTCCAGCAGTACGTTGTACAAGCTCTAGATTAATAACTTTCATATTAACAGTATCGTATACTTGTACTTGTCCTCCAGTAAACGCTGATCCCCAGTTCGCAGGATTTGCTACATAATCTATTCCTATAACTTCTATTTCTCTAGCTACTATAGGAGATTGGCTATTATCAAAGTTTCCTACAGTACGTATAGAAAATGCAGGTGCTATTCCAGCAAGCATTTCTAACGCTATAGTAGGGTTTACTGTAGAAGTCTTTATAGTAAAGTATGTTTTATCATTTGCTTGTCTGTAAGCTATTATTCTATGAGTTACATTCTCTTTTGGAGTTTTATGTAATCTTTGCATAGTAGCTTGGAAAGCTCCTTCTGGATCTTTATTATCAATTATTAGATCTGGGTGTTCTGCCTCCAATATATGTTAATAACTAGTCGCTACTCTAGTTATAGAAGTATTTCAACTTCATTCTCTAGCTTTCACTAGACGATCATCTATTTGATGAAAGGATATTAATACAGAACATTATTAATATCGTTCAGACTAAATCAATCCCTATTAGGGCGTGTGCTTTTCTTCCTCGCTCGAGGCTTTACTCTCATTAAGAGATAGTCGTTGATCTACATATTTGTAGAGCTGATTATCCATTGTTTACGAATACTTAGGATTTAACCATATATTCATCCTATCACTTGTTTCTGCTTTCGCTACCTTATAGGCTGATAGGCTCTTAGGAACTTCCAGCTTTTAACACACTTTCGATCTCACATTACTGTAAGAAAGGGCAATCCTTACCAGGTACACCAGAAAGTCTCAATTGATTTTGGAAACCATAGTTAGCCATACCTCTTAAGAATACATCAGCTGGGTATAGCTTATTATTACTTGTAGGCTTACTATGATCTATTGCTTCTATTTCAAATACTAAGTATGACTCTCCATTTCTAATACTTCTTACTAGATCAGGAGTCAAACCTTTAAGCATATATTCTATTGCAGTACTATGGTTAGTTCCAGTATATCCTTCAGACTCTACACCTACACCACTACCTATTCTATCTGCCTTTACGCTTAGTATCTTTTGTCCCATAGGAGCTATACGATCTTCCATTATGATTTTTTCATCGTATTTCATATTTCCTCCTTTATAAAAAATTCAAACAAAAAAAGATTGGAGAACTCCAGTGTTAGTGAAGTCCTCCGTTCTTTTTATATTATATCTTATGGTATAAGTGATGTATTATATCCGTATACTGCAAAGTCTCCTGCAGCTCCTCTTAATGTATTGAAGTTGAATGTACAATCCATACATAATCCAGGAACGTTTGGATGTTTAGGGTTTCTTTGAGCATTATCATTAGTAACTCTGATAGGAGTTTCAGTACCTAATATAGTTTGAATATTAGCTTCTGCAAAATAAGGTATGATATGGAAATCATATTTGATTTGGTCTGGAGATAATGGGTTTCCAGTACTATCAGTAGTCTTAGCTTCTAATCCACCTTTATCAGTTCCTACTACGATAGCTGATATAGGAGCTTTTACGTCGTCTCCTATAGTTAAGATATTTACAGTAGATTCTTGATTTACTCCTAAGAATTTGTCATCAGAAGCTTCTGTAACTTCTCCTACTACAGTAGTCATTTTACCAGCAAATACACCTAAGTGGTAAGATGAAGCAAACATGTTGATTTGAGCATCTTTTTGAGATTGAGAAGCTATTCTGTATTTTTGGCTTAATGCATAGAATGCAGGTCCAAGTTGTACGTTCATAGTTTCAATCTTTCTTACAGATGTAGCTATTTGTAAGTCAACTGTTTGAGTTGCATAAAGAGTTTTCTTTTTAGCAAGTTCATCTGCACCAGTATATTCTTCAATAACTGATTTTTTCATTTTCTTGTATCCTTCGAAGAATACTATTTCTTTTCTTTGTCCAATGAATTCAGTAGCCATGTTCATAATTCTTGCGAAGTATGATCCTCCTAATCTTTCATCTAAGACTTCAAGTTGATCATTTAATACAGGGATCCATTCTTTGATTTCTGGACCAGCGTTTAAATATCCTCTTTCTTCTTTTAAGATGTATTCAGGAGTAGATTTCCACATGTTGAATGGATCTAAGATTTTGAATTCGATATCAATAGCATCTACATCATGAGCTGCTGCTGAACCATGCGCTTTGTCACATGCTACCATTATAGTTTGATCTTGTCCATTAAATTGAACAGTTAAGTAGTATGTTTCATTTGGTTTATTTTTATCTGGAGTTACTAATAATACTTTACCTTTGTAGTCTTGTTCATTATTAGTTTCAGATAACATTAATCCAGCGTTTACATCATATACAGGACCTAATTTTTGTCCATTGATTTCTAAGCTTTCTACATAGAAGTCAGATCTTACTAATTCATCAGCTGTAATAGCAGATACGTTTGGAGCAACAGATGTAGCTTGAGATTCAAGTATTCCGTTTGCACCTGGAGCAAATACTAAGTCGCTTCTTAATTTGATAAGTTGTCTGAAGTTTGCTTTCTTTATAGAGATCTTTTTAGTTAATGTTTTAAATAACTTAGAGATTCCTTCTAATTTAGATCCAGCTTTATCTTGAGATCTAGGATCTATGAAAGCAAGTACATCTTCTCTTCTAAATTCATGTTTGATTGTATGATCATCAGGATCTACTACTTGGTACATAGGAATTTGAGTATGTACTGGGATAGATGTAAATTTATTGTAAAGTTGTTTTATTTTTAAAACTTTGTTATACATAGTAGCACAAGCTGCTATCCATTGTATTTGAGTTTCTAATTTTGGATAAACGATTGCTGCTTGGTAAGAATAGCTTTCCATTGCAGGAGCGTTTCCAGGTTGTAATTTACCTATTTGAGCTTCTTTAACTCCACTGAATATTGAGAATAAAGCTGATTCTAAAGCTTCAGTAGTGTGTTCCATTTTCCATTTAGCAGCCATTTTTAAAGCTGGAGTATTATAAATACCTTTAGCTATATCATTTTCTAAAGCTACTTTTTGTCTTCTTATATGTTGTAAAGAAGCTTGGATTTCTGTAGGCAATGAGTTGAATTTATCAGTGCTCATTGCATATTCTTTAGCAGCAGCTTCTATACCTTTAGTAATATCTGTTTGGTATATAGTGATTTTTTGATCTCTATCTAACCAGTCAGATTGACTTACTGTAGGTATATATTTCTTTAATAAAGATGTTAATTTTATGTTTGATTCTGCTCCGTATTGCCCAAACGCTTTTTTGATTATAGCATTATGGTCAGAAGTGTTAGATGCCATAAAACCTCTAAGTGATTCTAATCCAGCTATATCGTTAGCCAACACGTCAGAAATGTAATTATTTCCATGAATTGCCATATGAGATAATCCTCCTTAATGTTATTATTTTAAAATATATGATAAGAATACAAATACATAAGAAGCAAATTCCTATGTATTTGTATTTAAAATATGATGATTAGTCACCTATTCTAGTTTCACCAGAGATAAGTTTAGCAGCATCTGCAAGAACCATTTGGATAGCTGATCCAGCTTCTTTCATTCCAGTATTGATCATTTTCTTGAATTCTACAAGAAGTTGAGTTAAGTTTCCTAATTTACCTAATAGTTCTTCTTTATTAGATACAGTAGAAGTGTCTTCTTTTCCTACTTTTTCTATTTGTTTTTCTACATCTTTAGACATTCTCTTGAATTCTTTGAACCATTTAACGTCTTTCTTTAAAGCAGTTTCTAATGTAGTAAGAGCTTTTGCTATTTCAGACTTAGCTTCATCTACAGATTTTTCTTCAGACTCTCTCATTTCTTTAACTTTTTCAGCTAAATCTTCTTTTAAAGCATTAAGTCTTTCTTTAGCACCGTCATTAGAAGCAGCTCCTAATATATCAGTAGCAGTAGAACCGTTAGGATTTAATGCTTTTGCTACTGTATCTAACGATTTAACTATAGTGTTTATAACATCTTCAGCGATATCTTTTACACCAGTTCCTGTCGGTGCAGATCTTTTAAAACCAGCCATAGTAGTTACTACGCTATTAACATATGTAGCAGCTTCTCCAACTTTTCTAATAGTATAAGTTTTATCTTCTTCTTTTTCTCCAGTATGAGTTTTTAAAGAATTGATTTTTCCTCTGTATTTTTTAGCAAGTTTAGAGTAAGATTTCCATCTTCCATCACATATAGTTAAGAAGTCGACTATAGCCATGAAGAATTTCCATAATTTAGAGATAGCTTTTTTAACAGCTATAACTACATTATATCCTCCTCTTTTAACCATATTAGTTAAAGATTCATTTCCTAAAGTTCCTTCAAATCTTCCAAAATCAGATAATTCTAATCCTTGAGATTCTAGTGCAGCTTCTTGGTCCATTAATCCAAGTCCGATTACAGCTTCAGTCATAGATTCTACACCTATAGATATGTTTTCCATATCATCTAAAGCTAATAATTCTTCAGCAACTTCAGATCCAGCATATTTTTCTACACCGAAATCATCCATGCTAGATTCAGTTCCTAATTGTGCTTTTATATTAGCAATAAAATTATTCATCATCTTAAATAATCCTCCTTAGTATTTATTTATATTAATTACGCAGCTTTCATTATTAACCATTTAGCATCTGTGAAAACTTCGTCGGCTACTCTTACGTAGAATTTAGCAAACATAGTCATATAAGCAGCATCTAAAGATACCCATGCGATAAATTTGTTTATATTATCATGTATCTTATTCATGTTATCAGCAGTTATAGTCTTATCGCTTTCTAATGATTTTCTTACTTTTTCTAAATGTTTTTTAGCTTTTTCAGCTGATGCTGATACATCTGTTTTATTTCCTTTTGCATTAACTAGTACATCTAAAGCAGCATTTACTTTAGCAAATATAGTGTCTCCAGTTTCTTCATTTTTAGTATCTTCTTTCCAAGTTTTAATTTTTTCAGCGTACTCTTCCTTTTTATTTGCACTAAAATCGTCTGTACTAGTAGCAAGACTACCTGTAAATGAACCCGGAATTGTTATGTTCGCATCTTCATCTATTGATTTTGCAGCTGCAAAGAATTCCATACTTTTTTTAACATTTTCATACACATATAGGACATTTTTTAATCCTAGAGTTCCAGTTAAGTTATCTTCTCCTATATAGTTAGGTATTTCTCTAGTAAGTTCTTTTTCATCTCCAGCTTTCATAGCTTTAGTTGATAAAGCAGCTCTTGCTTTAGATAATTCTTTTCTAACTTTTTTAGCTTTTTCTGCTAAAGATTTGAAGATTTTCTTTGTATTAGCTGATAATCCTAATATTTTAGAAACCCAAGCAATTAAAGTATTGATTAAAGACTTTAATTGAGCTATTCCTGAATAAGCTCTTCTTGAAACTACGTCAGTTATTGCTTCTTGTCCTACATAGTTTACTAAAGCTCCTTCTAATCCAAATCCTTTATAAGCTTCTAAAACAGAAGCTCCTTCTATTCCAGCTTCTCTTTCAGCCATAACAGCATAAACATTTTCTACGATAGAAGCAGCAGAAGTTACAGCTGCAGCGTCAGCTTCATAAATAGCATTATCGATATCAGATTCAAATCCGATTTCTTCCATCATTTCATCAAGTAATGATTTTGGACCTTCGTATCCAGCTGATTCATTACCAATGTTCAATAATTGATTTATATTCATTATTTATATCCTCCTTAGGTATATTTTTGTTTATTTAACTTTTTAATTTTTACCAGTAGCACTTGTCATAGCAGCTCCAAGTCTAGAAGCATCAGTTATAACAGTGTCTAGATACTTATTAACGTTTTGCATACACTTGTTAGCATTACTACTAACTGAACTCATAAGGTTTCCTATACTAGCTATTTTATTGAATAACTCATTAGACTCTTTATCGTCTTCTGGATTATACTTATCTATAAGAGGTAGAAGTCTTCTACGTACTTTTTCAAATCCTTCTGCAACTTTTTCGAAGTTCCATAGAGATTTATTAGCACCAGCTATATTAATAAAAGCATTCAGACTTTCTTTTATTATAGCAAATGCCTTAGTATATTCCATTTCTTCAGGTTCTAAATCGTCCATATCTTTTGCATTTTCAGTAAGAACGTTTTTGATAGCTCCAATTGTTTCTTTATAATCTTTAGCTTCAGAAGTATCGATTTTTTCGTTTGATTTTCCAGTTACACCATTCCATAACTTAGCTATGATTCCTACTTTTTGTTCATCCTTATATTTCTTATTTAATGCAGGTTCAAGAGACTTTACATCATTAGCAATAGTCTCAATACTAAATTTAGCATTTTTAAGGACAGTAAAATAATCACCATCTCTAGGATCACAAGCTGAAACTCCTCCACCAAGAGCAATTATTCCTGCTGAAAGTCTATTAACTATGTCTTCTATTACTGATTTATCTATTGTTTTACCTTGTCCACTTTCACTATCTACTTTATCAGCGTTTTGTACGTCTGATTTTACAGTATTTAGCAATGGTCCTAGTTTTCCTAGTAAATACGAAGATATTAATACAGTAGATAAACACTTGATTAATAAAGGACTAGCGTCTGTTACTTTAACAGTCTTGTTTTCACCTTCACTATCTTTATCATTACTACCTAGTTTTCCACTCATTTCGTTCATTTTCTTTACGTATGCTTTTGCTTTATCGAAACCAGCTTTCAGTGATTTACGAATATTTACGACTCCTTTAAAGAAATTAACTATCCAAGCAAAGAAGAAGTTTATAAACTTTTTAATCCATATTGTAAGATTTGACTTTACTCTAGAAGCCATATTTTTAACTTTATCTTTTATACCTTCAGTACCTATATATTCTTCTAGTTTCTTTTCATCAAATAACAAAATATCAGAAAGTCCATTCATTTCTACTCCGATATCGTAGTCAAGTGCTGCATTTAGCTCCCATTGTGTATGCGCGGCTCTTTCACTCCAGGCTTCTAAAGCTTCTTTGTAGTTATCGTATGATTCGTAATGGAATTCATCCATATATATTCTTTCCATGATATATTATCACCTCCTTGTTCTTTCTGGTTTAACACACACATTGTTATTTGCCCAATTTTTCATCATTGTTCAATAAATCGTTGTAAATGTCTTTCAGCTTTGATAAGTTTGTAAATATAGTAAAGTAAGTAGAGAATATATCGTCATGTGGTTTTTCTATTATAACCGCAAGATAATCATCCACTATCTTAGCTAATCTATTGTATTCGGCTACAAGTTTATCAAATATTTCTATATGAGAAGCATCTTGTATTACTACTTTTTCACACATAGATATATTTGCCTTTATTACATCTTGAAGTTCCAGGAATCTCTTTGGGAAAATAGAACGAACTTGTTTATTTACATCATATTCCTGTTCGATAATCTCTTTTCTGTTGAGTTTGATTTCTTTTTTCTTTTGTTTTCCATCTCCATCGTCAGAATCATCTCCTCCGAAGAAGTCATTACTATCATCATCGCCACCACCAAAGAAATCATCATCTCCTCCACCACCGAATGGATTACCTCCGTCGTCTCCGCCACCAGCGTCTCCACCAAATGGATTATCATCACCACCGAAACCTCCACCATCATCAGAACCTGCGTTATCTCCTCCGAAAGGATTGTCATCTGCTCCACCAGTATCAGCACCAGAATCTTCATCCCCACCGAAGTCAGAATCTTCACCAATTCCATCAAATGGATTATCTTCTTCTAAAGATATAGTCCAGATAGGATAGTTTAGAGATAGAGCCTCAAGAGTATCATCTATATATCTGTAGTCTCTGTATCTTCCTTCAAACGCGCCTTGACTTTCTTCTCCAATTTTATCAGCATATAAGTTAGTCTTCTTGATTGAATTTTGATTACCCATACTCCAATTAGAGCTATTAGAGCAAGCCATAAGTTTTTTATAAATGTCATAAGACATCAGTCCTCCTCCCTCCTAGTCTAGTCCACCTAATCTAGTTTCAACTGTATATCCTTGTCCATTGCTCATTCCTACGTTAAAGTAAGAACCACTTTGCATTAGAGCATCTATACGTTGACGTCCATTCATAGATAGATCCTTATTAAATGTCATATAACGAATTCTGTCCTTTTGAACTAGATCACGCTTAAATTCTATAAGCTTCATTCTAGCGAATTCCATATTATGTTTTTCAGCTAATAATTTGTCAACTTCTTCAGGATTTCCTTCTTGCTTTGCATATTCAAGCTTTTGCTCGTGTCTTTCTAATAGACCGTCTATTTTAAACTCTAGTCTTTCGATAGCACGAAGCTTATTAGTACGATTTGCATTACGTTGTAATATATACATAAATGGTAAGAAGTATATAGGACCAAGTATTATAGTCCATACCCAAGATCTAACAGAGTTTTCACTCATCATCTTAATACGTTCAAGTATAATATCAAACTCATCATTAAGAAGCTTTTCTTGGAACTCGAGCATATCTTCTTTTTCACGTTGATTACGTGTTTTCATTGCACGTTTAAGAGCAGACCATACCCAAGCAGCTAATTTACGAGGAAGTTTTGTAATATTCATAAATACTTGATACATAAGACTTCCTTTTCTAAGACCAAATATCTTTATAGCCTGGTATACATCACGCATAGTTCCGATAAAACCTTCTGTTCCTACAGTATTAAGAGCATCGTTTACTTCTTCATTTAGAGCAGTTATATCAAAAAGACTCCATTCGATAGGCTGTCCGTCTTTCTGTTCTATAAGTATTTTATCATCAAATATAAAATAAGTAAGGCTATCAAGCTCTACTAATATAGTATTGACTGCAGACTTAGGCACTTTTACAGTGGTTTGCTCTGCTTCTTCAGACGAAGTAGATACTTTTAGTCTTCCTTTATCGTTAGAAGTTACATATACAAAGGCATTAGTATCACCATGTTCTACTTGTATAGGTAAGAAATCAGTAGGACTTATTATATCTTCTGCAGATGCCTTATCAAGTTGTAGTATAGATTCTGTTCCAAATGTCTTATCTATATGCTTAAATACAGAAGATTCTACAGAAAGTTCCATTATATCTAGTGCAGATATAGAGTCGAAGTTGTTTGAAAGTACTTGATCAGCATCTGTAGTACCGATTGCGTATGATTCTACTATAAGTTTTATTATCTCTTCTATAGTCATAGTCATAGTTTCGTTTACATATACAGGACGTTGAACTAGATCTACTATTTCAGGCTGAGTTATTTCTGCTAAGATATGAGTAGGTATTATTTCACCAAACCACTTATTCTTATATATTTCTTCTGTATTAGAGTTTCCGAATGCAGATATAGCTAGCACTGAATCTTGTGTTATTATAAATGGTATACGAATAAAGTATGGATCAAATATTTCTACGATAAAAAGCGGTATAGCTTTAAGAGAAATATTAGTATTAATAGAAACGAATTTCTTTACTATACTTCCAGGAAAGATAGTTTCTATTAAAAACTCGAAGTTCTTCTGTACTTTGTAGAAGTTATCGGGTTTAAATCTTTCGTATAATATAGGCTTATTCTCTCCTTCGTTAAAAGATCTGTAGGTAAGAGACTTCTCGAGAGCTTTCTCTGTAATATACGCAGAACGTTTTGCTAGTATATATTCAGATACATTATACATCATTTACCTCCTTTACTGTGTTAATTTTGTTACATAAAAAGTTGTTTGGATGGGGGATATGAGGGTTAGAAATAGCGTAAAGATAGCTATATATCTATGATATATAGAACGAATAATAAAATAAAGAAAGGAGGTGTTCTATATGAAGTTATACAAGAGTTTCCATCTTGTTGTAGATTCTCAGTCTGGTGGGGATTTAGAACAAGAAATTCAAAAGGTTCTTGACAAAGGATCTTCTGAAGGGTATGTATTAAGTACAGTTAACTATAATATTTGTGCTGTAGGTAACTATCGTGATACTGTGGTATTTTCCGCAGTTGTCATTATGGAAAAATAGTAGGGTTCTTCTGAGCTCTACTTTTTTTGTAAACAGCGTAATAAAATACATATCGCCAGATTTTACTCCAGCGATAACTATATATTATTAGTGTGAGAATATATTATATTTATAATTTATATCTAGAATTGAGGTGATCCTTATGATAGATAATACTGATCGTTATTTAAATCTCATTACTAGATTTAATAACATTGTTGAGTATAATAATGCTAATAATATAAAACCTAGCAGGGAACTATTAGTAGCACAAGATTATATCAATAATAAAGTAGATGCATCTAACCTACTTGATCCATATTTAAATAAACATTATTTAAATGAATTAAGTAAAAATGATAAGTCTGCTTATGATTTTATATCTAAGTTATTGAATTAGTCTAATAATATATTATCATAAATAATCGTGTTTATGATTCTTATTGCCTATTTTATCATTATAGTAGATATCGTAATATATAGTATATTCTCACATTTTATATTGTATATTTTTTTTAGAACATTTTAGTATTCATATCAAACCATTTAGACTTGTTCTGTTTAGTACCATATCCATTAGAAATAGTTCCTTTAGCTCTCTTTTGTTCTTCTTGAAGATAGTCTGCATATGTAGGCATTGGTCTATTCTGTATTTTAGGATCATCTTTTAGAGCTCCATAATAAAGTTCATAAGTATATTCATCTCCATAAAGCTTTACTTTACGTCCGTTCTTAACTTTAAATATCTCTACATTTGTAAACTGTTTACCATTTATTACCATAGGAACTAGATTATAAGAAACTTCTCCCTCGTCTTTAGTGAATAAAGATTCTTCATTTGTAAACATATTTACAGTTTGCATTACAGATACTATCTTAATTTTACTCATATCTACATAGAATTTGAACTGATCTCCTACTTGTTTTCTGAAGTCTGTATTGAATATAAGACTATATGCAAGTAATGTAGCTATAAGTATGTCGTCATGAGCTCCTGGTTTATGATCTATACGACCACTATTCTTTCTGTAAAGAGTAGAAAGCTGTACAAGAGCTGCTTCATGTGAAAAAGCATATGGATATTTATCTACAAGTTCGAATAAAAGCTTATCATACAGATAATCTCTATAAGTACGTTCTCTTACTCCATATTCTATATAAGACTTATAATCAAGCTTTTTAGTAGTACTCTTTACAAGTACGTCTGCAGCATGTCCATCAAATAGCTTCTTTATACCGAACATCATAGGTTCTACTACTTCGTCTTTAGCCAGATCCGGTATTACAGATTGTCCTGGACCTTCTACTTCTATAGTAAGGATTATATTAAGATCGGGATTTATCTCTTTAAGATGTCTCATAAATCTCTTAGTAAACATAGTAGCTTCTGTAGAAGTCATAGTATTAGACTTGAACATAAAGAGTTTCTCTCCAGTCTCCATATCTATAGCAAAGAATACAGTACTGTCGTTCCCTGTTCCATGTGCTAAGTCGACTCCAATATTAATAGTATTATATCTATTTAATAAAGATTTAAACGAGTCTCCAGCCATTTGTGGAAAGAATAATATATTAAAATACTTATCAAATATATATGTATCTGTAGCCTGAGTCTTAGTAAGTTGAGATATACGTCCCATTTGCTTTTGATTAAGAAGAGCAGCACTGTCAACATCTAGCCATTCCATAAGTATTTCTGTCTTAAAGGCTTCACGGTTTTCAGTTTGTGCTATACGAGCTGATAGCCATTCTTCGCTGAATCCCATTTCTTTGTATCCATATTGAACATTAAAGAAGTTCTTTTCTCCGTTTGTATCTAGATATTTCTTAAGATCTTTATAGTTATATTCAAATAGTTTAATATCAAATCTACACATTTTATTAAAGATAAAGTTATACATTTCACGTCCGTGCTTAGTATTAAGCTTACCAGCAGTAGACATATAATGAAGTCCATATCTCTTATTTGCTTTCTCTGCACGCATTCTGGCAGTAGAATTCGCAAGTTGCATTGCAGTAGTCATTGTAATTGCATGTGGAACGAAGTTGATTTCGTCATTTATACCGAATTCAAACGTTTCTCCCCGTCCAACACGTTCTGCAGTAGTTTCTGTCGTACCAGCAGATGCAATCATAATCTGATTATTTTTGTATACATTATTTATATATTTAGATTTAGGAGAAGGTGTCATATCTGGACCTATATTAGCAAAGTCTATCATCATCTTTCTGTTCTTACCAGCATCTTCTGCCTTAAAGTGAGCCACTAGTATTTTAGTGCCTTCTGATCCTGCTGCAAATTCTCCACCACTGATACAGTTTATATCTGTAGTTTTACCTACTTGCCGAGGAGCACATCTATAAGTATTAAAGCATTGGCAGTAAAGCCACAATATAGTCCAAGTTCCTATAGTCATTTCATAAGGTACTTGGTTACCAGCACCATCTGTTATACGAGCACATTCACGCATGTAAAATACCATATTCTGTTGCATTTCAGTTGCAGCTGCCACTTGTAGTTCTGGAGCCAAGTTAGGACTGTGCATATCCTGTCCCATAAGATTTCTATTAAATAATATCAGAGGAAGATTAGGATTAAGATTTATTCCAGTTCTATCTCTAAGATCTTCTAGAGACATAGCAAATCTTACAAAGCTTTCGTTTACAGTACTATAATCATAGAATATAGGAATAGTCTGTTGTGTTTCTGCATCATAGTATATATCATAACATTCTGGCAATAGACCTTGCACATTAAATAGTTGCTTTTGCATATCTGTTAGCTTTGTCTTATCTAATGTAGCAAAGTTTCCATTAAATATTTCTTTATAAGGGAATTTGAAGCCTTTGTCTTCTTCTATGTCTCCACCTTCGGCAAAGAAAGAAGTAAAGACTTCATTAAACATTTCCTTATAGCTATTAAACTCTTCTTCTGTTATATCTACGAGACTATTCATATCTACTTCATACTCGTGGTTCTTTTTGGCATCTAGTATAACTGCTTGCTGGTGCTCTATATATGACTTATACGTAAACTTATCTATAAGCTCTATTTGATCCAGATCTATACCTACATCGCGCATATGTCTTAAAAAGGCTACAGTCTGATCTGTATTAAGAGTAGAAAGTAAGTTACTCTTTATAGGAGTAGCAGTAGCAAACATGACTTACCTCCTAATAATCCCATTTATTAGTAGTCTTAAGCTGTCCATATAATCTAGTATTTCTTTCTTTAAATATATTTCTATCAGAAAGATCTGATTGTAGACTGAATATATCTGAATCAAGACCATAGAAAAGAGTAGCTAGATATTCATTATTAGTACGTTCTAGTTCTAGATTTATTACATCACGAAGCATTCCACATCTTTTAAGAAGTACGTGTTGACTATCTTGTGTACTTGCATTTGTGACAGCAGCCTTAAGCATAATAAAATCATTTTCAAGATCTGTATAACGCTTTCTTTCTGTAAATGTAAGTTTAGCCATTATTTCTTGTCTTTCTTTACGTCTAAATTCTGCGAACTTAGGATCCGTAGGTTTAAGTAGAGCTTCTATTCCAAAGAAATTAAAAGCAGCTGCTTTATCTCCTTGATAATTCCAGCTTTCGTATGCAGCTACAAGTCTTTCTGGGAAAGATTCTCCATAATTGTGTTCACTGTTTTTATATAGCTTTATTCTTCTATGTGTTCTCATAGGCATATTAGATGCATATGGATTTTGCGTAACAGTTACATAATCATTTGAATATTTTTCTTTGTAGTATTCTATATACTTATCTATAGATCTTCTCATAAGGTATTCTTTACCTCTAAGTTTAGCCATACCAAGATTTACTACATTCATTACTCCTTTAACTGGAATATCTACTTCTGCTTGTGCTTTTACATAGTCTATAAGACTGTCTAGAGATACTCCGTATTCTTGATAAGCAGTCAAGTTATTTACAGTACTATAAGCCCATCTAGCAAAAGTAAGCTCAAGAAGTCTATAAATATTCATATCATTGAAGTATCCTCCTTCTTTAAACTTGTCTTTAAGCATATGTACTATAGCTCTCATACTAAATCCGTATGCAATAATCTTAGAGAATATAGCCATTCTTATATCTTTCTTAAGAGCTTCGAATTCTATACCAAACTTATCTTTAGAAGCTAGAAGTCTTATAAACGCAGCATTTACATCTAGAGCTACTATACAAGAGCTTTCTTCATCATATACTTTCACTTCTTCTTTAGGAAATATTTCAAGATCTCTGTCGTATATAAATACAGCTAAGTTAGATTCTACGTTAAACCCTACTTCATTTTCATCTCCATATACTAGAGAATGTTGTAGAGAATTTAATATATCGTCTTTATCTCTTCCTAGATCTCCGTATTTAGGAGTTCCATATACATTTACATATCTAGATGCTTCACGCAATCTACTATGTATAGCACTTAATATATGATATACTTGATATATATCCATAGATAGAAATTCTTTAAGTATATTAGGAGATACATCGTCTTTAAGTTCCATAATGAAATCTTCATATGGTTTATCACCATTCTTTTTATAATCATAAGCAGCTTCAGTTATTACTTCAAAATCATGTAATACTCCGTCGAATATAGATCTTACTATAGCAATTGCTTCTGCATTCTCGTCTATAAACCTCGCTTCGTATGTATTAAGTTTATCTAAAATCAATTTAATTCACATCCTTTCTATAAAAATTAGTTAATATCACATAGTAGGTTGTTTCGATACAACCATGCTATATTTGTCTGTGGAAACAAGTTTTTTGTAAACCTACAAAGAAGGAGGTGTATAAACATGTATGAAGCAATTCTTGATGGATTTAAAAACGTCCTAGGAGAAGACGGTTATGCAGCATTAGTAGCTGGTTTCACTACTTATGGTGTATATGTATTACTAGTAGTTTTAGTAATAGCAGCATGGTACTTCTTGTTTTACAAACCAAGTAAAGATCTTAAGAAAATAGTTTCTGCTCAAGTTCAAAAATCTTGGCAAAACTATAAAGTAGGAGAAGAAGACTTATCTAGCGAAGAAAAACTTGATAAGCTTGTAGAAAGAATAGTAGCAATGACTACTAAAAAAATCGAAGATCCTACATTTAAATTAAGATTTAAAAAGTTAGTTTTATATTTACTTAATACAGAAAACGTTAAAAAGAAAATAGGAAAACTAATAAAGTACGAATATGGAAAGTTGATTTCTGAGTAGGCGTAAATAAATGTAAACCCCCTCAACGAAGAGGGGGAATGCATTTATTGACGTCATTTTAATTTATATTTATCTTGCCAATCTTCGCCAGGAATAACTTCATATCTACTCATATTACCTTCAAACTTAGGCATAAATAATAATAAGAATAACAGATACTTAAATATTGTAGGATCACTGTACACTGGTTGATTCTTATTAAAGTATTCATTAATATACTCTCTTCTGAATTCTTTCACATTTTTTAATTTTATATAAGGCGCAAATAAAGCCTTTGAGTTAGTTACAGCTGAATGAGGAGCTGTTTTAAGATTAAGTATATCCTCAATATCACTTAAGAATATAACTCTATATTTAACTCCCACAGTTCCAGCTGTCTTGTATCTAAGTTGATAATGACCGTATATATTACATATCTCAGCATCTTCTTTTAGATGATCTATAAGCCCTTTTATGAATTCAAATCTAAGAAACTCTCTAAATCTAAATCTAGTTTCAGCTAGTTCATGTGATTTGATTAAATCTTTCTTACCATCCCAATTATCTTTAAGATACAGGTAGTCGTCTAAGAAATCCTTAAGGAACCCTTCTAACTTATTAATTAGATATAAATAAGTATTATTCCATCCAAATTCCTTACATAACCTAGCTATTGGTAGAAAATGATATACTGTAATATTATAGTACTCGTTTCTTTCTCCATACACAGTAGCATAATCCTTGTTTGCAAATTTTCTTTCTTCCATTAAATGATCAATATCTTTATCCAAGATTTCTATTATATTTTCTATAACAGGATAATAAATCTTCTTTTCCATATTCAATCATTCCTCCTTTTCATTTAAAATATTTATATAATCTCCAATCTCTAGTATAAGAAATAGTAACTATATAACTATATATAATTACATAGAAATAGTATAGTAAATTTATATCTAGAGAAAGGAGATGATAATATGGTTCCAAATCCCGAATTTGAACTATATGTGAAAAATTGGTTCTTACCACAAAACCAAGATTTCGCAGATGAGTTACTGGCTCATCCAGATATACATGCGAATTGGCTAATAGGCCTTTGGTATGCATATCTAAAAGAAACATCTAAATAACCACATTGTATAATATTACATACGTGCTAGTTATACTATACTATTTCTACATTAATAGATTGTATTATTTTTTTTATTTCAAACGTTCTTTAATATGATCTAAAACGATATCATCAATATACATAAAGTTTGATATACGTCTTATTAACTTATAATCAGTCATTAATTCAACGTCATCTTCAGAAGGATATTCAACATATTCTGTAGTTATAAGCTCTGATAAGTCTATTGTAGCACGAACTTCTTCGCAGTCTATTGAATTATCAAATAGTTTAACTATAGCGTCTAGAGAATCTTTACCTCTTACTATAGGATTTCCATACTTCATATCAGCGGCCATAGCGTCTTTTACATCGTTATATAAAGCATTACTCATTATATATTTTTCTAATTCATATGATACAACTTCTAAATCATATACACCTAAAGTCCAAAGTACTTTATGAATCATTTCTTGTACTTTAAATAATGCTACATTAGTTCTATTGAATCTTTTGACTTTAAGCACATATCTAATAACTTTAATTCTTTCTATTATTAAAGATAGCTCTTCTCTAGTATATTCATCAAGAACTTTTCTATTTGGTGAATTGTCAAATAATATTCTAGCACATACTTTAGTGCATAGTGTAAGTATATTATGTATCATTTTATTACCTCCATTATTTGTGGTATTATTCTAGCTTCTGCATCATCAGATAGACTTTCATTCGGTCTGTATCTTAAGAAAGTCTTTACTTTGTGGAACTTTCTATCTATTCCTTCTAAATCATATATAGAAGACACGATAGCTTGCTTTTTCATGTTTTCATTACTATCTTTATTTTCTTTTTTATCTAGGAATTCTTTGTGTATAGCTATAGACTTCTTTATAAGTTCTTCCAGTCCAGGTATATATGCTTTATCTGGATCGTTTTCGTTATAAGAAAGTATAATAGATACTCCTTCTCCATTATTATTAAAGAATTTAAAATACGTATCGCTTTCAAATTCAGCTAATTTATAAGCAGGACTATCGTTTATAAGCTCAAGAAGTTCTGATTTATCTTGAGGTTCTACTCCGTATGCTAAGTTAGATAGGAAGAATCTATCAAGTATCAGATAATATCTTCTACCGAAATCTTTCTCTACATCATAAGTATCACGAAGTTTAGCAAGGGCTTCCATACGATTTCTTATCATAAGAGTCCAAAGCTTTTGCTCAAGTAGAGCTGATCTAGTTCCTTCCATATGAAGTATTTGTAGTATTTCATTTCCTGATTCTGATGTGTAGTCTGGAAAGCTAAGCATAATTACGTCATCAGTTTCTTCTTTAATCTTGCTTAAGATAGAGTTAGAAAGCGTGTTTTTACCCACGCAATCTAATCCTTCTATTATAATAGGAACTATCTTAATATGTTTAATCGGATTTTCAGTTAAGTAGCTTCCGTATGGTTGTACTGATTGTAATACGTTAGAAGCTATTTCATTTGCTAGTTTAAGATTCATAATTTATTCTCCTTTTTTAGTCTTTGTCTTTGTGAAATATAATCCATAATGGACCTGATCCATTGAAGTATAGAGCCTTATGGCAACTATTAGTCGGGTTAGCTATGTCAATTGTATACGATGTTTCAGGACCAATCCAATGAGGTTCTATTCCTTCACGTTTTATAAGTAGTCCTATTAATGCTTCTGTAGATAGAGATGATACATCGCTTACAGTTGCTTTTTTATACTCAGGTTCATTTATTCCAAATTTAAGAGATAATGCTTGTATCAATTCTTTAATTCTATCTTCATCATGTCCATCTATATTAGCTACTATAGGATTCTTAATACCTCCTAATATAGCATGGGCTAATATATTTACATCTCCTAGGTATTCTAACTTATAGTTAGCCGTAATTTTATACCATAATACTTCACATATTATATTATAAAGCATATTGCCATATGGAACTACAGTAGTTTCTCCTTGGAATGTTATAGACATTTTATCGTCATCAGAATTAGAATCCACATAATCCTTTAGAGTATTAGTCCATTCAGGATCTTCGATAAAATCAAATCTGTTTTCTAAGCTATTCTTAAATCCTACAAACTTCTTACACTCATCAAGCAATTCACTATAGCTCATACCAGATAGTCTAAGTACTCCTATATCTGTCTTACTATACAAGAATCCTTGCATAAAACTCTTATTAAGTAATAAAGCACTAGGATGATTATTAGATTTTTCTTCTTTAGCTTTCTTCTCTTCTTGAAGCCACTTATTAACTTCACGTAGTTCATCTCCATTTATAGCTCCAGGAAAATGGTTACTCCATAAGTTTTCATTTATTTTAGTTTCAGTTATATCACTAAGCATCTCTTCTTGACGACCTGCTACGAAATCTATAACTTTATTTATAGCTTCTTCTGTAACTTTCTTATATTCTTCAAACTCAGGACTTACTCCAAAAGCTTCTATTATATGAGGAAACTCGTTTGCTTTATTAATAATATCTTCGTATGGAGCATTCTTAAGCCATTCTTTATCAACAGATTCTATAGCAGAAAGTTCTTTTACTAAAAATCCTTTAAGTATTTTTTGTCTTCTAGTAAGCTGTTCTTCTTTAGGATTTATTACAGCGTCTACTTTTTTAATCAAATCTTGTATTTCAGCAATAGCTGTATGCTCTGGTTCTTTGGGAACTTTAATCATAAGAGGTTCACTAGGTTCTTCTTTATAATCTTTAGATATTTCAGAATCATCCCATATATGTTTTTCTTCAGTTGCTTCTTCATTTACTTTAGTTTCTTCAGGTTCTTTAGGTTCTAAGTCCTTTTGTAATTTTGCAGCTAGATCTAGCATATAAGTATAAGTTAAGTCCTTAGTATCTATACCATTAGACTTTAATAGATTTTCTAAATAAGCTTTAGATTTCTCTATTTCTTCTCTACCTTTAGATATTTCATCATCCATTTCTTTAGCAAACTCTTCCATAAAGTCTTCTTTCTTTAATTCAGGAACGTCTTCCATTACTTTAGCTTCAGGCATAGGTTCAAATACATTTGTATCTTTAAGAAGTTCTTCAGGTTGAGCAAACTGAATTTTTTCAGCAGTTTTTTCACGTGGTTCTGGATTTATATCATTTATACCAGTTACATTATTTTCTTCAGCCAATATCAAAACATCTTCAAGAGATAGACCACTACAGTCTATCCCTTTGGCTTCAAGTTCTTTAACAAAAAAATCTCTTTTTAGCGATCTATATATATCTTTATCATCCATATTATTTCTCCTTTCTTAATCCATATTTTTCCATAAACTCAAAATAAATATTAGGTGCTTTTTCAAATACAATATTCATCATTTCAGACAGCGTATAAGAAACAGATAAAGGAATATCATGACTTATTAGCCCTAATTTACCAAGTTCAGTTTCTAAGAATTTACATTCTTCTGTATAATTTATAAAGTCATTAGTAGCTATATCAGCTTCGATCGGATCTGGATGCATTACAAATGTGTATTCATTACTCATCAAAATCATCCTCACTATTATTAGATTCTACACTATAGTTATCATTACTTCCTTCATTAGCTATATCCTTATCTACTAATTCCGCAGTAGACTGCATATTAACCTTACTAGGATCTAGTATGTCTACTCTTTCTATTTGTCCTAATAGACTAAACATATTCTTAAGTTTACTTACGTTATCTTCAAGTTCATCAGCAGTCTTATTATTTACTTCAAGCTCATAACTAAGTCTAGCTTCTAAGTTTTGCATACAAGCAGATAAGAATTTGATTTTTCTCTTTATTAATTCTTCATCATTACCAGTATAATCCATAAGTATTCTAGCTTCCATTAAGTTAAATGGTCTATCGTAGTTATCCATGACTCTAGTTTCACGCTTACATGTACTCATAGCTTTAGATGAGGCTTCATCTCTATCTTTAAAGATATGAGGCATATCAGCAGATGGATACATTCCAGTTCCTTTCTTAAATACTCCTAAGTTATCACAATCTATAATCAAGTTATAAAGTCTATCGAACTTAGTTGCTACGTTAGGAAGTTCTGTAATAGTCTGTGCTTCTGTTCCTGTTCTAGATTTCCAGAACCTTGCGAGTACAGAAAATGGTGCAAGCGATGGATCTAAGTTGAGCTTAGTTATAACGTTATCTTTTTGTGCGTGCTTTTCTCTGTCTGTCGTATCTATAGTCTTATAAAGTACAAGAGCCCACGATACTTTTTGCTTAAGTACTTTTGGAGCAGATATCTTTTTATCTATTGGAGCAGACTTAAAGTCTCTTGATGGTGGATTTCCGTCTATAGAAACATTTGGTTTTAAGTGAGCTACCCAAATGTAAGCTACATTTCCATCAAAAAGTCCAGATAGAGATTTACAAAGTCTAGCCATTTGTTTATTATCTTGTAGAGAGCCTTCGTTTGCAAATATATCCTTTGCTCCTTTGATAGTCTTATCTCCACTATAAAGAGATGCTCTAAGGGACGTTACAGTATCTATTATTACTACTGTATAAGGCATCATCTTTACTTTTCTATTTATTAAGGGATTAAAGAACTCTACAGGCTTATAGTTTTGAGCTTTGTATTCTTCGTCTTCTTTTACAAGTACATCCCACATATCTTCTACGACATCAAGCGGAGAATATACTGCTATCTTTTCATCTGGATTTTCTATAGACGATAGATTACGTATACGGTTTTCTTTATATACAGTACCGTCTGCATCTATTACTATTACTTTATGACATGGGAATCCCATATTAATAGCAAACGTAGCTGCATCAAGTGCTAGTGTGGACTTACCTGTTCCTTGCTCTCCAGCTATAAGACCTTGTGTCCCAAGTTCGAATCCTCTATTGATCGATGTAAGTTTAAATGTTTGTGGATCTCTAATGTTTTCTCCAAACATTATATCCAATGTTGTAAATCCTGTCGGTATAAATCTGTACAAGTCTTTTGCATTTTTAATTACTGCCATAATTAATCATCACTCCTTCTTTAATTTTATTTATCATACCAATGTTTTGCTGTAGCTAATACTGTATCTGTAAGAGTTGCAGTTGTAGGAACTCCTAGTCTATTTTTAGATAGTTCGAATAATATCTCCTTAAACTCTTCTTCAGTAATAGTATAAGCCCATTTATCATTTCTAAATACATCTATAGAAAAAACTTCTTTATCGTTATCAGCTTTCTTGTGTATCTTTACCATTATAGTTCTCCTTTTTAATTTTATTATAATCATTAAGTATAAATTCTTTTACAATTCCATCCATTCTATCGTAATCATTGATGATCAGTATAGTTACAAAAGGATCTTCCTCTTTAAGTATATCCTTTTGGAAATCGTAAGAATCTATTCCGTAATCAATCATTTCATTTTCTCTTATATCTATCTTATGTATATTAATTTTGAATTCTGCAGATATGTCATATTCAGGATGTCCCATATTCTTATAGTTAATCTCATCATTTTCTATAGCGTATTCATATACAGTTATACTAGTCTTCTCCTGTTTACAGTAGTTCTTATAATGTCTGTAGAGAAGTTTTAATACATCTTTACTAGGATTTACAGTAAAAGTCCAATATCTTCCTTTTATATCAAGCTTATTAAAATCACTATTATTACCAAGAGAATAAGATCTTACTGCTTTATCCAAGATAAAGAATTCTTTTCTATTTTCTTCTTTAATATTCTTTAAGTCTATTATTATTCCAGTAGCAAACATACAAGTTCACCTCCATTATTTATATTAGATCACACATAATTTGTAAAGATAAAATGACGTAAATAAATGTATTTCCCAATATCTTTAGTATTGGGATAACTATATATTATTAAGTTGTAGTAATAAGAACTCCTTATATATTCACTTTCTTATATTATTCTTGCTGGTTTTACGATCTACTAAATATAAAAGGAGATGATGCTATGATTTATTTAATTAACACTAGTGATCTCAATACATCATTAGTTATAAATTATAACCGTATTTTAAACGCGGTAGGTTATAATTATAAAGAAATATTAAACGATTTTATAATCAATCATAGTACAAAAGATGATTTTGGTTATGACGTCGTTAATATTAGCTATATCAATAACTTTAAATCTAAATATCCAGTATTATTTAATACTATTATGGATATTTGTAAAGTTAAAAGAGCATAATTAAATAAAATCCATATATATTCTTCTTATTACTACACTTATTTGATGTAGTAGTAAGAAAGTTATTATCTCCGTTTACGCATTGATCTACACTCATTATAAATAAAAGGAGAGCGATAATATGATATATATAATTATATCCAGATTTATTTAAAATCATAATGGGTATATGTAAAGTTAAAAGTATATAATTAAACATATATTAATCTTACTACTACACTTATATATTGTATATTTTTTTTCGTAAATAAATGTATATGATACCCAGAAAGAATCTAATCTTTATCTGAGTATCAAATAAAAAAAGAAGGCTGAAAAAATGAATAGGCAAAAGAATTAAACTATTCATATTTTCAAAGAATGATTAGCATGTCGATCAATTAGAACAGTGGGTTGATGTCTACGCATTGATCTACACTTGTTTTGTTTTCCTACCATCTTTCTGGAGCGTCTATAAGATCTGTATCAATATCCATAGATTTAAGTATTTCAGAGAAGTATCTAAGAGACTTCTTATTCGTACTATTATCTGTAAGATCTTTAAGCGACACTTCTCCAGTTTTTATTATAGATTGCTTCATTTCTTTTTTACTTACTAAGTCGTGTGATGCAGGACCCATAAGCTCACGCATAACATTATTCATATCGTGTCCTATAGTAACTGTAAGCTCAGAGTCTGAGAATTGTCCTGATTTAGCTGCTTTACCTGTAACTTGTCCTGCTATATTACGTGTAACGTTTTCTGATGCTGCTTTACCTTCCTTCATCGCTATTTGTTGATTTGCTCTAGCGTATAGCGGAAGTATTGTAAGTTTCTTTCTAGTAAGAACTCCTCTACCATCTTTATTTCTATAGATATGAGGCATTTCTACTTGCTCTGTAAGTATAATCTTTTCTTTTGCTATAATTCTATCTAGTATTGTAGGCTTGGGCTCTTTACCAGGATCAAAGTATATTTGCATAGGATTTATCAAATATTCTACTAGTTCCTGCCTAGTCATACTTTCCATTTCATTTCTTATTCTATCTGCATTTGCAGGATCAAGCTGTTCGAATATATCCAATGTATTCTTTATAGCCTTCTGTAGCTTTTCGTCATTTATTTCAGCCATTTTTAACTCACTCCTATCCCAATACATTTAACAGAACCATTTTCTTCTGATAATTGGTACATATTTACGTGTCCAAATTCATTTACAACTACCACAAGATAATCTCCTTTATCAGCAACTGATATTATTCTGCCTTGTAATTTATATTCTACATCGTTATAATATATTTTATTTGTAGCTTTATCGTATCTTAGCATATCTATATTCACCTCCTATTTGATCATAAGCGCAGTATAATGTAAATTTAATAAGATATATTTATATAGATATTTAGCCATTTCTATTTTATTAAACGTTTTCTTTTCATCATCTGTCTTATCTTTAAGCATTTCAAACACAATTACATCAATCTCATCACGTATCTGATCTATTCCACGTGGAGCTGTAAATTGCTTTACAAAGTTCATTCTAAAGTTCTTAAGCGTCATATTATCTCTATTACGATTCATCCATTCATTAAGCATCATATTACTTACTTTAGAAATAGAACCAAACATATTTTCCCATTGCGATATAAATACTAGTCTATAACGAAGCTTTTGTACATTATTAGACGATAGATTTATAGCCTGCAAGTATTTATCAGAAATATAAGCCAAGTTATCTACAGATTTAGATCTTATATTTTCGAATATTCCTGTTCCTATATCTAGATTATCAGTACCGTCTAAGTTTGTACTATAACGAAGCTGTATCTTTAGATCTGGATCGTTAAAGTTTTCATAGTATTTATTAGCAATTATTCTCATCATATCATACACACGTGTTCTACAAGCCTGCATACAAGCTATAAGCTGAGCATCAGTAGGGACTTTAGGCATCTTTTTAAGATCACTATTTATATACGTCTCAGCCTTTTTATTAAGTACTAGTAACAGATTATAGTTAAACTTCTTAAAGTCTGTACGTCCGTCTGCTTGATCTACAGTATATTTCATTATATTCTTATCAAATCTTCCATTAGGAAAGAATGTCTTAAGACTTACTGTATAGAATATCAAGAATAAAAAGTTTATAAATATAGGCTTCTTAGTTCTAGCGTAGCTCATAATAAGACCAAACTTTATATCAGATGAAAGCTTCTTTACTTTAAAGAACTCCTTCGATTTCTGTATTTCCTTCCAATCGTCTTCTGTAATATTGTAATATTTTCCTATTGCTATGGAAGTATTATTAGAAATAATTGGAGTATGCTTTATAAGACCGTCTGTAAGTATTGCTATATTCTTATTTATATAAACATTAATAGCTTCTTGGACTAATATATCGGTATCCTTAGTTGACTTTCTATTATAGATATCAGCTATAAGGGTTTTATTCATGAAATATTCATCTCCTCTCTTATTAAATTAATTTACATATAGGAATTGTCTGGAGTAAAATGGCGTAAAAAAAATAATGGGGAGAATCTAATCTCCCCCAGTGGTAAAAGTTTAAGTTATGGCAGTGACTTAACTTATTATACCGAAATCAAAAATAGAAGTTAAATATATGTTATCAATTATATTTAAACATCTACGTTTGTTATGCTATTTTGATAACTTTCTATAGTATTTTATTTATAATATTCTTCGTTATCTTCTTCAATGTCTGCTTCATATACGATTTCTATCATATCTGGAGCTACGCGAACTGATGACTTTATAGGCTTTTTAGATAAAGCTAATTCACATTCACTAGTAGCAACTATTTTATCAGATATATTTTTAATCTCTGCAACGAATCCAGGATCCTTTAATAATCTTAATTGATTTGGATTCATCTTAAATCTCATTTCATAATCTGTTTCAGATTCATCTGAATTCCAATACATAGCAGTTACCCAAGATGGGAATTTTTCTCCAGGATCGTGCATTTCATGTGGTATAACTTTGTACTTATACTCTTTAGTAGCTCCTTCTCCTATTATATCGTAAACAGTATATGAGACTTTCTTGTATGCATCTTTTATATTAAACCCGCTAACTATACTAAAATAATGATGATAGTTTACATGTTCCATGAAGTCTCCTTTTACTGGAATAGTACAGGCTCCATCTTTACATTCTGTTTCTTCTTCTTTAGGACTAACTAGATCTTTTACAGTATTTTCTATAAACTCTACTATCCCAACATTCTTTTCATCACAAATCTCTACCAATTTTAGTAGAGTTTCCTTATCAATTTCAATATTTAAATTCATATAACTTTTTTCCTTTCTTTTATTTATTTCCATAGTCATTTGTCATCTCCCTTTATATTACAGACTTTGTAATATCGTATTCTGCAGCTACTTCTAGATACCCATCAGTCATAACAACTTTTTTATTTTTAGGCTTATCACCAATACTAAACCAATTCATAATTGTAATATCTTCATTATTTTTTATATGTTCAACCAATTCATCAGCTATAACTTCTACAGCTTTTTCGCTGATAGGTTTATCTGTAACGAAATTAAATCTGTATAATAACGTTATAGTGTCTTCTCCTTCTATATTTAGTACTACAGAATATAGAGCATCAGCAGTTATAAGATTTTTATCTAAATCTAGTACAGGTATTTCACCTTTTCTGTATAGAATCATCTCGTCATCATTTATATAATTTGCTAACGGAGCAAATCTATACATAACCTTATTAGCTAAAACGATATACTCAGTCCAAGTAACAGGCACTTCATACCCACTTATACTACACTTAATAGTATCGACGGCAGTTAACATTTCTACATCAAAGTCTTCCATTCTTAATCATTCTCCTTTTTATTTCATATTTCTTATTATATAATACACAAATAGGATTATAATTATAGGAACTATTATATAAACCCATTTATGTACCTCCAATACATAGTTTAAAAACTCTAACATAAGATCTCCTTTATCTATTATGCTTATTATTAAATGACTTTACTATATCTTCTGCTGTTTTATCTAATGCTAGCTTATCATATTTTTGCCTTTCTTTTTCACTAAGCTTAAAGCTATCAAAATTAGGATTATCAGAAGTTCTTCTAATAACTGCCTCCATAAGCTTACAAGTTTCTATAAAGTCAGATGTTCTAGTTTTCTCATTCTTTCTCTTCTTACGCATATCTATTATATTAGCTATAAGAAATATTATAACTACAGCTATAGCAAATACAGTTATAAATTCATTCATACCGAAATCAATATCTGGCATAAGATCTTCCTCCTTAAACATTCATTATAGCAGCAATAACTTCATTAAGCTTTTTGTTAAACTCTATTTCAAAGTCTTTACCACGTTCAGCCACTATTTCTTTTCTTAACTCTTCTTCATCATATGTAGACATATAACGTCTTATAATATCGTTATGTCTATTCCAAAAGTCCTTAGCTTCTTCAGAAGTAAGTTCTTTAAAATCAGTACTCATTATACGATCCATATCCATTTCTACAATTTCTTTTAATCCATTTCTTTCCATAATCATTATCCTCCTATTTATTTCATAATATAATCTTACTTCATCATAAGCTCACTTGTATTATCATCATTACTTTCCATTTCCGGCATTGCGTCATCTAAACTATCTACATCAACAGATTCATCTATAGATTCATCCGAAGCTTCTTCTGATAATGATGGGTTTAAACATATGTCATCATCTTTAGTTAACTTCTCTATTTTAGATTCTAATGCTTTTTATAAGGCTAAATGAGGTAAATCTACATCTTTACCAAATAAGTCAAATAGCTTTTCCATTAATTCTTCTATAGCTTTTTTACGTCCAGCTTCAAATCCTTTTTTATAAGCTTTATCTAAGTTCCCCTCGAAATCTTTTCTAGCATCATTACGTCCGTCATAATATCCTCTATAATAATGATCAGATGCGTTAATACTTTCATAATAATATGCAGGTTCATCATCTTTCCAACTATTGAAAAACATACCCATACTTATCTCTCCTTTTTAAATATACTTGGCATACTCAATGTTTCAGTTATAGTCTTTTTTAAATCATCCATACATCTGTCGTAATCAAACTCAGCATCACGAACTTCACTATTTAAAATAACTTTATTATTTGTAATAATACCTAGGTTTACAGTAAAATCACCATGACTTATAAAATCTTCATCAATATACTTCTTATTCTTTTTCATTTTCAAATTCCTCCTTATAATCATCACATAATTCATCATAAACTATATTTAATAAATCATTACTATCTTGAATAGTAAGTTCGTAACCTCTTGATAACATTTTTGCTACGATACTATTAAGAGCGTCTATAGATGCTTGATATTCTAATACTGTAACACTACTGAACTCACTACCAAATGGTATTAAACCGTTTGCTATGGCATTGGATTGAGCTTCTTTAAAAAGTACTTTAAAAGCAGCTATATTATCTATACGGTCTACATAAAATTCTAAACTACACCACTCGCTAGATGCGATTCTGTTATGAACTCCTACTATATCTATATTATTTGAATCTAGTATATTAGCAAGCTTTGTATTATTGAATGTACGTAGAGCATCTAATAATGTTTCGTATTTATTATTATCATCATATCTATCAATATATTTGGCTGTGATATCTAATACGTTAAAACTCACATCGTGCTCATATATCGACACTTCTAAATAAACCCCTCCGATAGTAAATTCATAAATTATGTCTTTAACTCTTTTATCCATATTTTTATCTCCTTTTAAATTATATTTTACTTATTCAACTAATTATTTATCATATTAATATCTATATGCTTTAATTACACCAGCAGGACCTCTAAGCACATAAGAACGAAAAGATTCAAGTACAGTAATCACTTCTTCATCTTCTGGGGTAAATAACTGTAACTGAACTGGTTCTTTAGATATTCTTTCTAGAAAAGAAGCCATTAACTTTTCTTTTTCTTTAATCATCTGGTTACTTATTTCTACATTATGTGATAAATAATCAAATCTAGCTTCTGTATTTTTTATACCTTCTGCTGTTTTATACGATATATACTCTTTATATTCTTTATCAGTCATAATATTCTCCTTTATAAAAAATTCTCTCTACGGGCCTTTACATTATCTAAACAGATAACGGGGCATGCATTAAGGCTCCCGCCTTAATTACACCGGTCTAACTACATAACCATATTGTGTAAAATATCTCCTGATATTATGCATGCCCAGCCCGTAGAGAGAATCTACGGGGAGCTGTCCAACTCCTCGGGCATCTTTATGTGGAATATTTTCAACACATAGATC